GTCCCAGACGCTGGCCCGGACGCTGTCCCGGACGCTGGCCCCGACGCTGGCCCCGACGCTGGCCCCGACGCTGGCCCCGACGCTGGCCCCGACGCTGGCCCGGACGCTGTCCCGGACGCTGTCCCAGACGCTGTCCCAGACGCTGTCCCGGACGCTGTCCCAGACGCTGTCCCAGACGCTGGCCTGAAATTTCTTGTCGAGAATGATAGCCCGCGTCAGCCCCTGCGAAAGCGGCGAGCCGCACCAGACGATCTTGCGCGGCGGCTTCAAGTCGGCGATTTGATACATCAGGCGGATGGCTTCCTCAGCCCGCGGCCGGTCGGCGGAATCGGTGCAGAGGCCGATCTTCGTCCACTTCTCGACGAACTCCGGAAAGCGCGCTTCCTGTGCCGGCGTGAGCTTGGTGAGTTTTTCCATTTGTTCCATTCCAAATTCAATGCCGCGCCGCCGACCCGCCCAGGTCGGGCGTGCGGGCCGCGGCCGCGTCGAGCTCCATCGCCTTGGTGGTGTGGCCGCAGGCGCGGATCAGCAGCGTGCAGGACTGCAGATAGGTGCGGTAGGCGGCCTCGACCCACGGCCCCTCGGCCTTGCCGTCGCCGCGATAGTCGGCGAACAGCGCCTCGGCGATCGCGAAGAACAGCAGCGATCGCTGCTGGCGCGACAGCCGGGCGACATAGGCCGCGAAGCGCGCGTAATCGGCGTCGATCCCGGGCGGCGGGTCGTTTCGCGTGTTCGACATTCTCTCCCCCTCTCCTAGTTCGGCTGGTTCGCCGGCATGACCGGCAGGCCGTCTTCGCGACGCTGGAACCGCCCCTCGAGCGAGGCGCGGTCCGGCCGCTTCCTGCCCATCGCCACGGTCCAATCGATGATCTTGTCGACCATGCCGCCGAGCACGTCGCCGCGCTTGAAGTCTTCGGCGATATCGTGGCGATGGGCATCGCAGACGACCATTCCTGTGACGGCCTTGATCTGCTGCCCGTCGACCTTCGGATGTCCCTCTGCCCAGAGATTGAGCTCCGGCTGCCACACGGCGCGCGCCTGGCAGTTCATCACCAGGCAGCGGTAGGGCACGGGCGCCTCGCTCATGACACAGGCCCCGCGCCCGGGGCGAACTCCGTATCCGCCGGCGGCGGCTCGGGCCCGACCGGCCCGCCCTCCGGCATAGGTTCCGCATAATTTCCGGCGCTTTTTACAGGTGCCGGCGCACGCTCCAGCGCATCCCGCGTCACGGAAGGCAGCGGCACCGACTGCATCGCCTTCGGCCGCGCGCGGAAGGACGCCTCCTGCGAGCGAGCGCGCTCGATGCAGCCTTGGATGTCGCGCTCCGACAGCGGCGCGGTGATGGCGTTCTGCAGCGCCAGGTCGTCGAGGTAGAAATCGCGGCGCACGAGATCGGGGTAGCGCCGGATGTCGGCATGCGGGTTGACGAGGTCGCTGTTGTCCCAGCGGTCGAGGATCTGCGCCTGGTACCACGCGATGCCCTTGACGCGGCTTTCGAGCTGGTCCCACCAGCCCTCGGCCTTGGCCTGCAGCGCCAGCGGGGTGTGCGCGAAGACCCGGAGGAAGGCGTCGCGGCGGGCGCGGATGCCGTCCCAGTCGCGGCCCTTGGCCCGCGGCGCAACCTTCCGCGCGCGTGCGGCGTCCGCCGCCGCCTGCGCGTCGAGGCAGGCCGCCCGCAGCGCGGGGATCGCCGGCCACTGCTTGCCCGCGTGCGATCGCCGCACCCGCTGCCATGCCGCTTCCAGCACCGCCTGCGGGAACTCGGCCAGGTCCTCCTCGTATTGCCGCGCCGCGCCGGCCGCGGCCTCGGGGCTGTCGGCGTAGCGCGGGCCGTACAGGTCGATCATCGGCCGGACGACGGCGTCGCGCACGAGGCGGCGCTGGGTCTCGGTGACGGCGGGAAGGCTCATGACGCGGCTCCGGTTGCGGGTGCGGCCTCGGCGTCGCGCTCGAGGACGGCGTTCATGCGGTCGAAGAAGCTGACTTTCGGCGGCCCGGCGCCGGCTACGGCCGGGGCGGCCGGCAGCCCGGCCTCGCGCTGCGCCTTGGCGCGCGACACGGCCTTGGCGAAGTAGGCGAAGCTTTCGGGCGGCGACACGGGGATGCGCGCCATCACGTCGCGCACCGCGCTCTCGACGTCCGCCTCCGTCGCCCCGGCGGAGAGCCAGCAGCGGATGTCGTTGCCGACGGCGAAGTTCGGGTTGCGCGCCGCGTCGGCGCCGATGATGCCGCACAGCCGTTCCCGCAGCCGCTCGACCTTGACCGCGTCCTCGCGCGGGCGCGCGTCTCCACCATCCTGTTCCTTCTGGACTGTTCCTGACTCTTTGGGTGACATTTCGGGCATGGTTTCGGCCGGAAATGTCACCCCCTCCCCGCCGGGAATGTCGCCCCCCCGACAAATTGTCGTAGGCGACATCCTGTCGCCCCGCGGGGCCGGGCGGGCGGCGGCGAGATCGGGATTGATCAGCGGCAGGCCGGGCTGCGAGACGCCGGGGATGCGGTAGAGGTTGGTGCCGTTCGGGCCGGCGCCGCGGCGCACCTCCAGCTCGCCCAGCCGCTCCAGAGTGCCCAGCGCCCGCTGCACCTGGCGCGCCGACATGCGGGCTTCGCGGGCAATGGTGGCGACCGAGGGCCAGGCGTTGTCGCCGGCGCGGTCGGCGTGGTAGGCGATCGACAGCAGCACCAGCCTCGCGCCGAGCTTCGCTTCCGACCACTCGTAGACCCAGCTCTGCGCCTGATGGCTCATTGCGGAGCCGCCTCGCCGATGTCGCGGCGGTTGGCGCGCGAGCGGCACTGCTCGCACAGCCGGTTGCCGCACCAATCGCTGTCGAAGGGCTTGCGGCAGCCGAGGCAGGTGCGCCGGGCCGGCAGCAGCCGGGGCGGGGTCTCGGGCGGCGGGGGCGGGCGGCGCGGCAGGTTGCTCATGCGGCCGCTTCCGCGCAGCCGGCCATGGCCACCGCGTCGAGCGCGATCTCCATCGCGTCCGCGTGGCCGAAGCCCTCCTCGCGGGCGAGCTCGTACTCCAGCCGGCCATAGTCCGGCAGCTCATCCGGGTCGCCGCCGTAATGGCGGCGCAGGCCGGCGACGTGCCGCGCCTTGAACTCGGGGTCGGCGTTCAGCGCCTTCATCCGCTCGGACGCCTGCTGGCGATGCCGCGCCTTGAACTCGGGGTCGGCGTGAAGCGGCCGGCGGCGTTTCGCCGGCGCGGGACGTTCCAATCGGCGAGGATGGCGTCGACGCCCTCGATCGACTGCGCGATCGCGTAGGGCACGCCGAGCCGCTCGCAGTCGGCCTTGAAAATCGCTTGGGACTCGCTGGGCTCGAGCCGGGCGCCGGGCGCCTTCAGCTCGATGAAGCCGAATCCGGGCATCCTGGTGATCGTCGGCAGGTGCCAGATCAGGCACAGGTCGGCCACCCCCGGCTTGACGCCCATGCCCTTCAGGATCGCGGCCTCGATCTTGGAGCGCGCGCCGCCGTTGGGCACCGCGAACCACATCCCGTCGATGCCCATCAGCGCGAGCGCCTGGACGACGGTCTTCTGCAGCGCGGCCTCGGGCTGGGCGTTGCGGCGCCCTTTCGGCTTAGCCGGACCGGCGGCGCTTACCGCCAACCGGCTCGTACTGAAGGTATTCCTACCCCGATGTGTTACGTCGCACGCGCGGTTGAGGGTGCGGCGCACCATGTCAGGATGCCGGCTGAAAATCGAAGAAGTCGCTGGGAGTAACAGCGCCGCCCGTGTGCTTGGAGATCTTCTCCAGCATCTTCCGTCGAGGGGTCCGGTCACCACGCTCCCACTTGTAGAGGGAGTCCACATGCACGCCGAGCTTCTTGGCCAGCGCCTGCCGATCGACATCGGGTTGGGCGAGATATGCGCTCAATTTCATGGCGGCACACTAAGACAAAACGTCTACGCATGCAATGGCCATTTTGTCTAAAAATGACCGTTGCGAATTCTCTCCTAGCCCGTCCAATACTTTATGGCTAAGGGCGATCCCCCAGGCGCGGACCTGTACAAGCGGTCTTTCGGCGACCGAATCCGCAAGTTGCGCGAGGCGCGCGACTTAGAAATCAAGGAGATGGCAGCCGCGCTCGGGATCAAGTATCACCGCTACCAGAAATACGAAATCGGCGAGCGGGAGGCGCCCTATTGGCTCCTCGTGCGCATCGCCGACTACCACCGCGTTTCTATCGACTTCCTGATTCGCGGCAAAGATGGTGGCAGCCGCATGCCGCAAATGCAGCGTCTCTAAAGCGGTAATTTTTTTTCGCAGCCCATTAGACGTTTTGTCTTTACAGCCGTAGACGCAATGTCTATGGTGCTCTCGTTCCGCCCCAGACCGCACGCCGCGAACGCAACGGATCCGGGGGCCTTCAGGGATAGGCGGCGTCGCAAGCAAGGAAAGGCTTTCCCGAGCAGTAACGGCAAAACTCCAAATTCGGATCGGGGCGGCTGGCGCAAGCGGCCGCCCCGCAGCGAAGACGGAGCCGGCGGGCGGGAAGGCGGGGACGAGGGGGAGATGACGGACGTAACCACCATCATAGAGCAAGCCAAGGCCCGCCGCAGGGCGCAAGGCCTTGCCAGCGTCTACGACGGGCTGCACGGCCCGCTCGAGATCGCGCACCCGAGCGAGGCGCACAAGCGCTTCTACGATCTCAAATACGCCTTGCGCGCCGAATACGGCAAGACGAGCGCGGCTCCGAAGGAGCGGCTGGCCGAACTTGATGCGCTCCGCGCCGCCCTGTCCGAGGCCAGCTCCACATGCCAGTGAAGGACGACATCGGCAAGGAGACGGGCGGCAGCATCCGCCTGCCGGACCACCTGTACGGCGCGATGAGCACGGACCGACGGCCCCTGAACGATAACCGGATTTACCGACCCGACGCGCGTTACGGCGCGCGTCGGTCTCCCGAAGACGGCGGCCGCCCGGAACCGGTCGCCGCCATGCGGCGCGCCTCCCTTCCCAAGGCGCTGCGCGTCGCCGCACCCCGGCGCGAGGCGGCCCGGCTCCCACACGCGGGCTGGCTTCGCGCCGGGGCCGCGTCGCTCGGCATCGGCTTGGCGCTCTGGCTGGTCTTCATCGCATTGGCCGCGGCGCTCTACCCGGAGGTCTGGTCACAGGTTCCGGGCGCGGCGCTGCAGGCGGTGTGGCAATGAGCGGGGACGGAACAACCATGGCGAACGCCGATTACATGGCGAGACTTCGAAGCGCGACGCATGGCTACCTGATTGTCTACGACGGTATCTGCAAAGGCATCTGCGTCGACATGGGCGACGAGAGCACCGCCGAGTTCGTCGCCGAAGGCATCAAGGCCGGCGGACACGTATACCGGGCGCCCATCGCAGTCGCACAGACAGCTTTGTTCGAGCCGTGGCCAAGGCAGGACGGTGGATCATGACCCGCGCCAATCTCGCCACCGAGGGCTGGTACCGCAAGGGCCGCGAGGCGCGCATGCGCGGGCTGGCCAAGGACGCCTGCCCGGCGGCAGAGGGCACGCCGGCGCGCACCGCCTGGATCGCCGGCTGGGGCCACCGCGACCTGGAGCTGCGGTCGGTCGGGCTTGCGGCGGGGCAGATCGAGGGACCCGCCTTCGCCGAGGCTACGGCGGACAAGATGGAGGCGGGCGATGGCTGACCGAGACCCTGGCCCGGCATTCCGGATCGAAACCATCGAATTGATCGCGCTGCGGAAGCTGCTGATCGTCAGCAAGGCCCTCGCGACCAAGCTGGGCGGCAGGGCCGCCATCGAACAGCGCGCGCTGGCCGACACGCTCGGCCGCGTGCTTGACCGCTACGAGGAAGCCGAAGCGGTCCACGCCGCCCGGATCACCCTGCCCAGCGACGCCGGAAAGATCGAGGAGCCCGCCCCATGACCCAGCCCAAGCGCAAGCCGCCCTTCCTCGTCGTCGAGCCGTCGCTGGACGCGCTCCGCACCACCGCGCGCGACTATGCCGCGCTCAAGGCGCCGGCGCAGCCGCAGATGGCCGCCTTCGCCGCGGGCAAGGACTACAGCCTGGAGAAGCTGCACATGGAGTGCGTCTTCGCGCTCGGCGTCACGCTGTCCGATCGGCCGGGCGGCGCCAGCCCGGCGGGCGAGAGTTACCTCGACTGGGAGCAGCGCGTGCGCGGCCTGGAGACATGGGCCCGGCGCGAGCTGCGGCGCGACGAGTACCGCTACCGCATCGACGCCGCGGTCGCCGGCCTAGCCGAGTTCGGCGTGCCGGTCGAGGACGTCCAGGCGCTGGTCGAGCGCGCCTACGCCCGCGGCGCGAGGCACCGGCCGTGAAGAAGACCTATCTCAGCGACTGCCAGTCCGTCGGCAAGGGCTTCACGCGATGGAGCCCGGGCCCCCGCGGGTGGGACGAGGGCGAATTCCTATCGCCGCAAGGCATCGTTTCCATCTACATGCAAAAAGGACATCCGACCCATACGCGGCTGGATTTCGTTTACGGCGGGCGTCTCTACATCCGCACGTGGAAGCGCAAGTACTCGCGCCGCACGATCCCGCGCCTCGCGCGCGCGTTCGTCCGCGATGTGGCGGGTGCCCCATGACCGCCGCCCGCAAGCCCGCCGCCCGCGACGCCGCCGAGGCCGTTTTCCTGACCCCGCACGAGCTCGCGGCGCGCTGGAAGGTCTCCGAGATCACGCTGTCGAAGTGGCGCTGGCTCGGCAAGGGGCCGGACTTCATCCGCCTGTCGCGCAAGGGCGGACCGGTGGTCTACAGCCTGGCCGAGATCGAGCGGCACGAGGCGCGCAACACCGTCGCGGGGGATTATCCGCACCCCGACCCTGCGGCGGGCGGCGAGGCGGCGCCATGACCGGCGGCTGGCAGGTCCTGGCGGTGCTGCTCTACAGCGCCTTCGTCTTCATCGTCCTCGTCGGTGCCTTCAGCCCGTTGCAGCCGCGCAGTCAGGCCGAGTGCGACGCGTACAACGCGACGCAGGAGCATCCGACGTTCGGCCTGATCGTCCTGCTGCTCGCCGCGGCCGCGCCGCTGGTCGTGCTGACCGCGGCGGTCGCGATGATGATCCGTAACAGCCGGAGGGGAAAATGAACGCGACCCTCGCCCTCGTCCTGCTCGGCCTCGGCGTCTGGCTCGGCGGCGCCGGGCTTTTCGTGCTGGCGATGTCCTGGCGGCCCTACCGCATCGGCTGGCGCATCGGCCGACTCGCGCGCGGATGGCTGCGCCGCCTGCGCACCGAGGGCGACCCGTCCGCCGGCATGGCCTACCCCAGCGCGGTCTACGTCTGGGGCGGGCTGCTTCTGGCGCTGCTGCTGCTGGCCTACCGCCTCCGCGACGGCGCGGCCGGGTGAGGGCGGCGATGACGGCATTCGGACTCGTCTCGATCGCCAGCCGGGAAGCCCGCGCGGACGCCGCGATCCAGCGCTATCGCCTGACCGAGCGCCAGCTCCAGGTCATCGCGCTGGTCGCCAGCGACAGGACGAACAAGGAGATCGCGCGCAAGATGGGCTGCTCGGAGGCGACGATCAAGGTGCACATCCGCGCGCTGCACCGCATGCTCGGGCTACACACCCGCACCGGGCTGGCGATGTGGGCGGTCCGGAACGGGCTGGTCGAGCCATGACGCGGCGCCCCTACATCCCCCGCCCCGCTTATTCCGGCATCGGCCGGCTCCGGCTGGCGCTGGCGCGCGGGGCCTACATCGCCGAGGCGATCGTCGGCAGGCGCGACTGGCGGCTGGCGGACAGCCGGCGGGAGGCCGCGTGATGGCCCGCGAGAGCGCGCCCCCCAAGCGGCCGGCGCTGCGCTGGCATGGCGGCAAGTGGCGGCTGGCGCCGTGGATCCTCGGCCATTTCCCGAAGCACCGGGTCTATGTCGAGCCGTTCGGCGGCGGTGCCTCGGTGCTGCTGCGCAAGCCGCGGTCGCACGGCGAGATCTACAACGATCTCGACGAGTGTGTGGTCAACCTGTTTTCGGTAATTCGAGATCCGGCCAGCGCCGCGCGGCTGGTCGAGCTGCTGCGCTTGACGCCCTTTGCGCGCCGCGAGTTCGAGCGCGCCTACGAAGTTTCCGACGACCCTGTCGAGGAAGCGCGCCGGCTGCTAGTCCGGTCCTACATGGGGTTCGGCTCCGATGCACCAAACCGCAATCTCCGCACCGGCTTCCGGTCGAACAGCAACCGCAGCAACACCCTCCCGGCGCATGATTGGGCAAATTACCCCGACTCCCTGAGGGCGATTTCCGAGCGCTTTCGGGCCGTGGTCGTCGAATGCCGTGACGGAACCGAAATCATGGCGCAGCACGACAGTCCAGCCACTCTGCACTACGTCGACCCGCCCTATATGCCGGCAACGCGATCGCCGAAGGCGCGGCGAGGCAAGGAGCGCTATCACGCCTACGCCCATGAGATGACGGTCGAAGACCACGTGCGGCTGCTCGATGCGCTACGCGGTCTCGACGGCATGGTCATCCTGAGCGGCTACCCGTCCGCAACTTACGACGCGGCATTGGCCGGTTGGGCGCGGCGGGAGAAGGTTGCCCTGGCCGACGGCGCGCAGCCGCGGATCGAATGCCTGTGGCTCAACCCGGCCTGCGTCGAGGCGTTGGGACATGGGCCGCTGTTCGCGGAGGTTGCCGGCTGATGTTCTGGTACCTCGCCACGCCCTATTCCAGATACGCCGACGGCCTCGACGCCGCCTTCGCGGAGGCGGCGCGCCAGGCGGCGCTTCTCGTCCGGGCCGGCATCCCCGTCTACTCGCCGATCGCGCACACCCATCCGGTTGCGATCCACGGCGGCCTCGACCCGCTCGACCATAGCATCTGGCTCCCGGCCGATCAGGCCTTCATGGACGCTGCGCGCGGGCTCGTCGTCTGCATGATGCCGGGCTGGGACGAGAGCTACGGCATCGCCGTCGAGATCGAGACCTTCGAGCGCGCCGCCAAGCCGGTGATCTACATGGCCCCGGGCTGCGTGCCGGAAGGGCTGGTCTGATGGCGCGCCCGCTGCCCGCCGGCCCGTTCGGCGTCATCCATGCCGACCCGCCCTGGCGCTACCATGCCTTCTCCACCAAGGGCGAGAAGCGCAGCGCCAAGCGGCATTACCCGGTGATGACGCTCGACGACATCTGCGCGCTGCCGGTGCGGGACGCGGCGGCGAAGGATTGCCACCTGTTCCTCTGGACCACCGGGCCGAACCTGTTCCAGTCGCAGCGCGTCATCGGCGACTGGGGCTTCCGCTTCAGCGCCATGGCCTTCGTCTGGATCAAGCTGAGGCCGGGCGCCGACCGGCTGTTCCTGGTGCCGTCGCGGGCGCTGTCCGGCAAGGGCGGCGACTTCCACATCGGCATGGGCCACACGACGCGCAAGAACGCGGAATTCTGCCTGCTCGGCCGGCGCGGCAGCCCGAAGCGGATAAGCAAGGGCATCTTCGAGCTGATCTTCGCGCCCGTCCGCGAGCACAGCCGCAAGCCGGACGAGATCTACGAGCGCATCGAGGCCTATGCCGGCGGCCCCTATCTCGACCTGTTCAGCCGCCAGACCCGGCCGGGCTGGACCGCCTGGGGCGACGAGGCCGGGAAGTTCGACGGAGTGGCCGCATGACCCGACCGACCGAGAAGAAGCTGCCGCCCATGCCCTACGGCTACGCCACCACGGCGCAGCCGGGCGACTACCACGGGAATGGCCACGTCTACATCGTCGACGCCAACGACCGCAAGATCGCCGCCCTGTGGGGCAAGCCGGACGAGAAGATGGCGCTCGCCGACCTGATCATCCGCGCCTCCGGCGGCGAGGGCGTGACGGACCCGCGCGCATGACCCTGCCGGCCGGCATCCCTCCCGAAGCCTTCGACCAGCACAGCGCCATCGTCGGCCGCACCGGGTCGGGCAAGACCTACCGCGCCAAGACGGTGGTCGAGCGGCTGATCGAGGAGCGGCGCCGGGTGTGCATCGTCGACCCGACCGGCGCCTGGTGGGGGCTACGCTCCTCGGCTGACGGCAAGCGCGCCGGCTATCCGGTCATTGTCTTAGGCGGCGAGCACGGCGACATCCCGATCACCGAGCACGCGGCCCAGCCGCTGGCCGAGCTGATCGCGGCGGGCAACGTGCCCTGCGTCGTCGACCTGTCGGAGTTCATGGTCGGCCAGCGCCACCGCTTCATGGAGGTCTTCGCCGACAACCTCTACCGCCGCAACCGGCTGCCGCTGCACCTGGTGATCGACGAGGCGGACGATTTCGCGCCGCAGAACCCGCTGCCGGAGAGCCGGCGCATGCTCGAGCGCGTCGACCGCATCGTCCGCCGCGGCCGCATCCGCGGCTTCCGGGTGATGATGATCACCCAGCGGCCCGCCGCGCTGCACAAGAACATCCTGACCCAGGCGTCGACCCTGGTCGCGATGCGGCTGATGGGCCCGCAGGACCGCAAGGCGATCGAGGCGTGGATCAAGGACCAGGCCGACCCGGACGCCGGCCGGGCGGTGATCGCCAGCCTGCCGACCCTCCGCCTCGGCGAGGGCTGGACCTGGGCGCCCGAGCTCGGCGTGCTGGAGAAGTCGGTCTCGCCGAAGCTCCGGACCTACGACTCCTCGGCCTCGCCGGAAGACGGCGGAGACACCGTTGCCCCGGTCGCGCTGGCCGAGGTCGACCTGTCGGCCATCCACGCCCGGTTCGCCGCCTTCGAGGCGGAGGCCAAGGCCAACGACCCGGCGGCGCTCAAGGCGCGGATCAAGGCGCTGGAGAAGGAGGTCGCGCTGGCGAAGCGCCAGCCGGCCGCGAGCGCGCCGGACCCGGTGGCGATCGATCGGGCGCGCCAGGACGGTATGCGGGCGATGCGCTCTACATTGAAAGTCGCAATCGGGGACGCATTGAAATCTGCCCGGCAGGACATCATCGACGCCGCCTCGAACGCTATAGCGGCTGTCTCGCGGCGAATTGCCGACGCCGATCTAGGGGAGATCCTGCTGCCCGGAGTGACACCGCATCACGTCGTCTATGAAATGGGGCGGCAAGCATTCGCAGCGGAATATGACAGAAGGAGCGCGGCGGCCACGGCGAGCGGCGATGGCACCGCCGGCGCGCCTGCCGTAGACGGCGGAGTGCCGCCGCGCCACCAGCGCGTGCTCGACGCCATCGCCTGGTACGGCGCGCTCGGCATACTGAAGCCGACGCGCGGACAGGTCGCCTTCATGGCCGGTAAATCGCCGAAGGGCGGCAGCTTCAACAACGACCTCGGGCGCCTGCGGGCGCAGAGGCTGATCGACTACCCGGACTTCGGCACCGTCTCGCTGACGGCCGAGGGCAGCGCCCTGGCGAATCATCCCGGCGAAGCGGGCTCCGACGCCGATCTCCATCGCCGGGTTTACGAGGCCCTGCCGCCGCGGCTGGTCGCCATCCTGCAGGAGCTGGTCGACGCCTGGCCCGGCAACCGCAGCCGCAACGAAGTCGCGGCGGCGATCGGCAAGGCCGCCAGCGGCGGCAGCTTCAACAACGATATGGGGCGGCTGCATTCGCTGGGCCTGATCCGCTACCCGACGCAAGGATACGCGGCGGCGGACGATAGCCTATTTCCCAACCAGGAAAGGACCTGACCATGCCAGACGTAGGCGGTGTCGCCGGCGAGCGGCTGCGCAGCTTCATCCAGCGCATCGAGCGGCTCGAGGAGGAGAAGAAGACCATCGGCGACGATATCCGCGAGATCTTCGCCGAGGCGAAGTCGGCCGGCTTCGATCCCAAGATCATGCGCCAGGTCATCCGGCTGCGGAAGATGGAGACGGCCGACCGGCAGGAGCAGGAGGCGCTGCTGGAGACCTACCTCGCCGCGCTCGGCATGACCGACATCGAGGCGGCAATCGTCGACCGCGGCGGGCGGCGGGGCGGTTTCAGCCCGCCGGGCAGCCCGGACGATGAGGGCGCGTCGCAGGAGGCCCCGGCGGCCGATGACGATGACGCCACGCCCGTGCCGAAGGGCGAAGGCGGCTTCAAGCGCGCCGTCGCGAAAGAGCTGCACCGCACCATGGCGAGCATGGGCACGCCGGCCGAGCTGACCGAGGAGGAGAGGGCCAAGGGCATAAAGGCCGCCTTCATTCAGAAAGACGGCACCCGCATGACCATCGCGCATGGGGTCAGCGTCGATGGGTGAGTACCTGGAAAACCTGCATGACGTCACGGATGCATTCGACACGATACGCAACGACGCGGACGAAATGGAGCGCTTGACGAGTTCGCGTTCCTATGATGTCGCGCCGGTCCCGACCTGCCAGGCCATCCTGGCCTTGATCGCGCACTGCCGCAAGCAGACCGACCGCGTCGAGGCGGCGACGTCGCGCACGCTTGCTAGGAACCCGGAGCCGACCGATGCCTGAGCCGATCAAGGGCGATGGGCGCTGCCCGAAATGCGCCAGCCGCAAGACCGCGCGCGCGGAACAGCCGGTCACCGCGTTCTATAGCCGGACGCTCGAAGTCTGCGGCAATTGCGGCGCCGCCTGGGAGCCGATCGACCGGACGCTGATCTGGGACCCGGACGACCCTTACTGCTCCTTCAGCAAGCCCTGCGACAACTGCGCATTCCGGCCGGGCTCCGCCGAACAGCAGGATGTCGAGAAGTGGAAAGAAACCATTGCCTCGCTCAAGGCCGGCGGGCAGTTCTTTTGCCATAAGGGCGTGCCGCTCGACCTGACTCCGGAGGGTGACGGCTTTGCCTATCCGCGCGATGCCAAGGGGGACGTCATCGTGCGCAAGATGCGGCTCTGCCGCGGTTATCTCAACATGCTGAAACGCCTGTGGGACCGCGAGGCGAAGTCCGGCAGCGAGACCGCGATCCTCGCGGAGGAGACAGCGCGTGGGTGACCGCACAGGAATCGAATGGACCGACGCCACCTGGACGCCGATCCGGGCCCGCCGGTTCGACCCCGCCAAGGGCAAGGTCCGCATCGGCCATCATTGCGAGCATGTCTCGGAGGCCTGCCGGAACTGCTACGCCGAGGGTATCAACCGCCGGCTCGGCACGGGCCTCGACTACAAGCCGGGGTACCACGATTCCGGCGCGGTCGAGGTTTTCCTCGACGAGGATATGCTGACCCGGCCGCTGCGCTGGAAAAAGCCGCGGATGATCTTCGTCTGCTCGATGACCGATTTGTTCGCCCGCTTCGTCACCGACGAGATGATCGACAAGGTCTTTGCCGTCATGGCGCTGTGCCCGCAGCACACCTTCCAGGTGCTGACGAAGCGGCCGGAGCGGATGCGGGCGTACTTCCGGGGGCTCGACGAGCGCTGCTTCCACCAAAACGACTACCTGACGACCCCGTGGGCGAGGCGGGATAGCGTCGCCAAGATGATAGGCGAGATCGCGCTTTCGGTCGGCAAGCCTGACTTGTTGGGCAAAGTTAAACAGCTACCCCTCCCCAACGTCTGGCTCGGCACCAGCGTCGAGGATCAGGCGACCGCCGACGAGCGGATTCCCGAACTGCTCGCCACGCCGGCGGCGGTGCGATTCGTCAGCGCGGAACCGCTGCTGGGGCCGGTCGATCTGTACAACGGCGATCCCGACCCGCGCCTCAACGGGCATCGCGCCAGCAAAACCTTCATCGGCGAGTGGTGGGAGCCAGGCGATGGATCAAAAGCGCCTCCTCGTCGCGGCGTTGATTGGGTCATCGCCGGCGGAGAGTCCGGCCCATCCGCCCGGCCCTGCCATCCCGATTGGGCGCGCTCGCTCCGCGACCAGTGCGCCGCTGCTGGCGTGCCGTTCTTCTGGAAACAGTGGGGGGAGTTCGCGCCGTTCGACGCGCCGACAACGCCTTACGCCAAGGTCATTGCCGAGATCCAGATCGACGGCACCGAGCGCTGCACGAACTTCGGCACGCCCCAGGGAGCGCTCATGTCCCGCGTCGGCAAGAAGGCCGCCGGCGCGCTCCTGGACGGGAAAGAGCACCGGGAGTTTCCCGCCTGATGGCCCAGATCTCGGTCAAGATATCCGACGGTCTCCGCGCCCACCTCGAGGAGGCGCGCGAGGCCAGCGGCCGGCGGCTCGGCGCCGAGATCGAGGCGCGGCTGCGGGAATCGCTGGGCGCCGTCTCGTCCGACAACCTGCTGCTGCTGCGGCTCGACGCCGGGCTGATGGCGCACCTCCGCGCGCTGGCGGCGGTCGGCTACTTCGGGCCGGTCGAGGAGACGGCGGTCTACCTGATCCGCAGCGAGATCATCCGTTTCATGAGCAGCGAGGTCTGGCACCGCGACATCTGCCGGCACCTGCCGGAGCCGATCCGGTCGGCCTGCGAGCGGATGCCGATTCACAACCGCAACCGCGTGGCGAAGGGCTGAGTCTATGGACCCGGTCTTCACCAGCCTCGTCCTGGAGCGCCTCCGCTCGGTGCGCGCCGACCTCTCGGACGAGAAGCGCGCCCAGGCCGGCATCGCGGCCGCGTTGGCGTCGCTCGGCGCGCCGGTCGAGCGCGAGGTCCGGCTGGCCCCGGGCGACGTCATCGACATCCTGGTCGGGCCGCTCGGCATCGAGGTCAAGCTGAAGGGCGCGCGCAAGGTTGCGGTCTGGAAGCAGCTCGAGCGCTACGCGCGGCACGAGCGCATCGGCGGGCTGATCCTGGCGTCGAACCTCGCCATGGGGCTGCCCGACGCCGTCGGCGGCAAGCCGCTCTGGTTCGTGCCGCTGGGGCGGGCATGGCTGTGACGCCGATCCGCACATATGGCGCGCTGCGCCGGCTGCCCGACGGCCGCTGGGGGCTGGAGGCGATCGAGCCGCACGTCTCGATCCGGCTGAAGCATATGTTCCCGGTGATTCCGAAGACGGCCGTGCCGCCCTACGTCCTGCCGGCGACCGACATCGTCGCCGCCGACCTCGAATGGTTCATGCAGCGCTACCCGCTGCGCGTCTCGGCCGGGGACTTGGCGGCGCTGAGCGGCGGGCGGATGCGCTTCGACGCAGGCCTCGCCGAGCGCGAGCGCATCCTGCGCCCGGACTACACGGCGCCGGCGCGACCCGGCTTCCGCGACGGCAAGGCGCTGCGAGCGTACCAGGCGCAGGCGGTCGAGATCCTGGCCTCGCGCGGGTCGCTGCTCTGCGGCGACGAGGTCGGGCTCGGCAAGACCATCGTCGCCGCCGGCGCCATGATGCTGCCGGGCGCGCTGCCCGCGGCAGTCGTGGTCGAGCCGCACGTCCAGCGGCAATGGGCCGAGAAGCTGCGCGAGTTCACCCGCCTGCAGGTCCACCTGATCACCGACACGCGGGCGCGCAGCCTGCCAGCGGCGGACGTCTATCTCTGGCGCTACAGCAACCTCGCCGCCTGGACCAACGTCCTGGGCGAGCTCGGGCTCGGGCTGGTCGCCTGGGACGAGATCCAGAAACTGCGCAAGGGCACGGAGAGCCAGATGGGCTGCGCCTCGGCGCTGCTGCGGGACGCCGCCCGCTACCGCCTCGGGCTGACGGCGACGCCGATCTACAACTACGGCCGGGAAATCTGGCACGTGCTCGGTTTCATCGACCCGGCGGTCCTCGGGAACTACGGCGACTTCGCCCGCGAATGGGCACCGACCGGCCATGTCCGCGACCCCAGGGCGCTCGGCACCTTCCTCCGCGAGCAGCACGCCTTCATCCGCCGCACCCGGCGCGAGGTCGGGCGCGAGCTGCCGCCGGTCAACCGCATCGTCGAGACCATCGACTACGACGACGCGACGGTGCAGTCGATCGAGGACATGGCCCGCAAGCTGGCGATCAAGGCGACGACCTCCTCGTTCGAGGAGCGCGGCCAGGCGGCGCGCGAGCTGGACGTCATGGTGCGGCACGCCACCGGCGTCGCCAAGGCGAAGCACGTCGCCCAGTATGTCCGCATCCTGCTCGAGGCGGGCGAGGCGGTGATGCTCGTCGGCTGGCACCGCGACGTCTACGACATCTGGCTGCGCGAGCTCGCCGATCACAAACCGGTGATGTACACGGGCAGCGAAACGGCCGCCGCGAAGGAGCGCGGCAAGCGGGCGGTGCTAACCGGCGAAAGCAACCTGCTGATCCTCTCGCTGCGCTCGGGCGCCGGGCTCGACGGACTGCAGGAGCGCTTCGACCTCGTCGTCTTCGGCGAGCTGGACTGGAGCCCGGGCATCCACCATCAGGTGATCGGCCGACTCGACCGCGACCGCGACGGCGGCCAGCGCCAGGTCACGGCGGTCTTCCTGGTGACCGAGGAAGGTTCCGACCCGCCGATGATGGACGTGCTCGGTCTCAAGGCCAGCGAGCAGGCGCAGATCGTCGACCCCGCGCTCGGCGTCCAGCAGACCCACAGCGACGGCAGCGCGATCCGCCGGCTGGTCGAGCGTTACCTCGACAAGCGCGGCAAGAAGGCGGCCGCCGCGGCTGCGGCGCCCGCGCCGCCGCCCCCACCGGAGCGGCAGGAGAGCTTTTTGTGACGGAGGAATCGATGAAACTAGGGAACCGGATTGCGCAAGCGACCATCGATCTGATCTGGGTCGTATTATTTAGCATGACGGTAGGGCTTTTGGGCTATGGCGTGATGGCTGCAGTCGCCTTGATCGTCATGTGGGGCGCCCCGATCGGCGAGGGATACTGGCAATTCGCCCGCGGCGCCGGCGCGTTCAGCGCTCTCCTGATGTTGGGCATGGGGATGACCTGGTGGGCAGACCGCATTAATCGCAGGGCCGGCGAGGAGTGAAGGAGGAAGCGCACCGCGCGGCCTGCTTCGTCGAGGTCCAGGACGACCGCGGCCGCATCATCATGTACGCCAAGGGCGAAGCCGTCTCGATCGTGGTGATGAAGGTGCGGGCGCGCGCCGTCGGCACGGCGCTGGTCAGCGGACACCTGGACAGGAGCAGGTGTTTCGTCACCTCGGAAGCCGGGGAGTTCCTGGGCGAGGGCCTGGCGGCCGCCGAGCCGGTCTTTGCGACCGAGGGCGAGACCATCACGATGAACATCGTCATCGAGCCGCAGATCCGCCAGCAATCGATGCCGAAGCGCCCGCGGGAGCGCGCGCCGTTTTCGCTCTGTGCCCTATATGTGCCCAAATGGGTGATTCGGCGACTCGGGCGGGTAGTTAAGTTGTTGATTTATTGGCGCGCCCGAGAGGACTCGAACCCCTAACCTTCTGATCCGTAGTCGGAGGAAGGCTTTGTCCATGTCTGTCTATCGATGTCATTTACGGCGAAAATCGCCGGGTTTCTGCGGTTTCTGTTGCATTCCGGGCAATCGAGTAGCACCCTCGTTGTCCGGCATTTGTGCCCTATGTGTGCCCAAAAATCGGAGATCTGATAGGAAATGCTAATCACACGCGAGAGTGATGAACACAAGGGGAAACATGTATTTACGCTGGAATTTTCCGATCAGGATTTAAAAGAAGCCAAATTCACCGAATGGGAGATTCGCATGTTGCGTTTGCTGGTAGATCAGCAGGCGAAGGAGTTGACGGTCGAGGGCACGCTGATGATTCTCCAGATGTATGCCAGTGCCATCACCCGCGGGCGGGCGGCGACGATCTACGCCTGCGCCGATAACTGGCCGCTGACCGAGCCGCCCCATGCCCGCTGACATGGACCCCTACCGCATCCTCGGCCTCGGCCGGACGGCCGGCGCGGCGGACATCAAGGCCGCGTACCGCCGGCTGTCGAAGTCCGCGCATCCCGACACGGGCGGCGACCGCGCGGCCTTCGAGCGGCTGCGCGCCGCCTACGACGTGCTGCGCGACCCCGAGGCGCGGGCGCATTACGACGCCACCGGCGAGATCCGCGCCAAGGGCCCCGACAACGCGCACGCGCAGGCCATGTCCTGCCTCGCGGCCTCGTTCGACGCGGTCCTCGCGGCCGTCGTGAAGAACGGCCAGGACCCGGCCAAGACCGACATGATCGGCGAGATCCACCGGCACCTGGAGGCGGGCATCCATCACCGCGCGCGCGAGCGCGAGCGCTTGGCCGCGAACCGCCCGGGCTGGGAAGACATGCGCAACCGCTTCACGGTCGAGGACGGCAAGCCGAACAGCCTCGCCGCCATCGTCACCGCGAAACTGGCCCAGATCGACCAGATGGAGGCGCGGTTCGCCGAGGGCGACCGCCTCGCCCGGGCCGCGCTCGAGCTGCTGGCCGGGCACCGCTACCTCTACGACAGCGACGTGATGACGTGGGGGAACAATATCCGCTTCGCGACAAGCTCGACCGCTTGGGGAGGATGAGCATGTCCGCTGACGCTGAGGCGTTGAACCTCTATATCGCCGTAGGCGACATCAAGAGCTGGATCGGCGATTCGGTCCGCGAAACGCAGTTCCGGATCATCCGCGCGGCGAGCGAGTGGGAGGCTTACCGGCTGATCGAACGCAACCGCGACGATGATTTTTTGCCGTGGGAAAATGTTCGGCTCGCTAGGCTCGACCCGAAGGGCCCGGTCGGTTTTGTAGAGGTCTTCGAGGAGGCTACGATCCATGCCCGCTGAGGATGAAAATCCGATTGACCGTTCCGACGCTGCCGATGCGCGGCGGTTCCGCTGGTTATTGGACGGCAACGGATACTACATGGAAGAGAACTTTCTCTGCGGCCATCCCCCGACCGATAAGTCGGAAAGAGATGATGCGCGCCGGAGAATCGATGCCGATATGATGGAAGACTGGGTTGAACCGAAGGACTGACCATGCCCGCTGACCACATCACGTCCCGCTTCGTCGACGGACTCGCGCCCCGGGACAAGGAATACTGCGCCTGGGACGGCGCGCTGCGCGGCTTCCATGTGCGGGTATCGCCATCCGGCCGCAAGGTCTACGCGCTGCGCTTCCGGGCGCCGTCGGGCGTGCAGCGGCGCAAGAACATCGGCGACGCCGCAGTCACCAACGCCACCAAGGCGCGCGAGCGGGCGCGGGCGATGCTGGACGCGGTCGCCGGCGGCAAGGACCCGGTCGCCGCCCAGCGCCAGGCGCGCGCCCAGGCGCAGGCGGCGGGGACCTACAAGGACGTGGTCGAGGACTTCATCGTCAAGTGGAGCGAGCCGCGCCAGCGCACCGCCGCCGAGACCAAGCGCGTGCTGCTGAAATCCGGCGCTTCCTGGCTCAAGCGGCCCTTCGCCGACATCACCGAGGCCGACGGCTACGCCGTGCTCGACGCCATCCTGGCCGAGGGCAAGCACGCCAAGGCGCGGGTCACGCTGACCTACATGCGCCAGCTCTGGCGCTGGGCGCACAAGCGCGGGCTCTGCGCCGCGCCCGTCATGGACCGGGTCGAGGTCGAGATCGAGCGCCGGGTCAAGGTCCGCCGCTACGACGACAAAGAAGTCCGCGCCGCCTGGGCGGTCGCCGAGACGCTGCCGGCGATCGAGGGCGCCTACATCAAACTCTGCATCCTGCTGGGGCCGCGCAAGAACGAGCTGGCGCAGGCCGAGCGCGCCGAGCTCGACGACCCGGCCAAGCCGACGCTCTGGACCGTGCCCTTCGAGCGCACCAAGTCGAAGAAGAAGGCCAAGCGCGAGCGCGTCTACCTAGTGCCCCTGCCGCCGCTGGCACAGCGCATCCTGCGCGGCCTGCCGGCGCGCATCGACGCGCCCGAGCTGCTGTTCCCCGGCTACCGCGCGAAACAGCCGCTCGACCCCGGCACCTGGCTGGCCAATAAGATCCGCGCCGCCAGCGGCATCGAGGACTGGACCTACCACACCTGCCGCGACACCATCGCGTCGTGGCTGCAGGACCAGGGCTACGACGAATACAGCCGCGGGCTGGTGCTGAACCATTCCGGCCCCGGCACGGTCACCGCCGACTACAGCCACGGCTACGCGCTCGAGCTGAAGCGCAAGATGCTCGAGGAATGGGCCGCGCATGTGGCGGCCGTGGTCCGGGCGAAGGGGGTCGAGGTGCTGCGGTGAGCGTCGTCAGCGGCGTCACTCTAATTTTCAGCCTCGGCGAAGACGACGACGCGCTCTGCGGCGCGATCAACTGGTGGCTTGACGATCACGGCTTCGGGCCGCTCAAGCCGCTCGACGATCACTATGGGGGCTCGAAGCACCCGCAGATCAACGCTCTCGGCGGCGGCTACAATGCCTTCCTCGAGGACGAGTTCGCGCAATTCATCATGAGCCGCGAATGGCGGGCCCCGGAGAATGTCGTACTGGTGATCCAGCCAGAAGAAGGACCGACACGGGTCTTCGCGGGCAAGGGCGTGGAGGTGCTGCGGTGAGCGGACAATATACCGCCGGCCGGCTTCAGGTTATCCGATATGACCCGCGCGACGGCGATCGGATCATCCTGCGCCAAACGCATCACAACGGTTCTGACGAGGTTGTTGGCGAAGTCACGTTGCACTGCGACGAGATCGAGGATGCGCTTTACGTGCTGAGCCGAGCGAAGGCGGACAGGGATAAGAAGCGATAAGCATCCCCCGCCGCATTCTCCGCAATAAAAAAGGGCCGCCCCGTGAGGAGCGGCCCTAAGTGTCCGGGTTGACTTTTAAGTCAACCGCCGGACGACGGCAATTACTGAACGCCGCTCGCCCGGATCGCCTTCCGGAGCGTGCCATAGTCGTCGACCAGCCGCGGCAGCACCAGCGCCGGGCAGCGCTCGCGCACGAGCGCGCAGGCGCCATCCGGCGGTACGGCCGGGCACATTCCCTTGAGCTCGGCGCAGGCCTTGGCCTGCTCCTCCGCGCTGTACTCGACCAGCGGCGGCAGGGTCGAGGTATCGATCGGGGCGCAGCTAGAAATTGCCGGCAGCGAGATCAGCAGCGCCGCCGCCAGGCTTCGTGTTCGCGAAGACGACAAGCTGGGCATCCTTCTGCTTGATGGTGGCGCGGAGGTTGACGTTCTCCGAGCGCAGCGCCCCGTTGGTGCGGGCCTGCCGCCAGTTGACGTAGAGCGACAGGCCCAGCACCGAGACCAAGGCGACGACCAGGTAGACGCTGATCATGCCGGCTGCGCTATCGGGATGCCGCCGACGCTCGGCGCCGCCGCCGGAGCCACGGCAGCCGGCTGAACCGGCGCCGTAAGCGGGGGCCCGGCGGCGACCGCGGCGATGGCATCGATGCCGAGCAGCTGGGCGAGCTGCGCCTTGATGCGGGTCTCGATGTACTGCCCGCCGCCGTTCTTCTCGACCAGGTCGCCGGAGAGCTTGGTGGCGTAGTTCAAGGCCGTGGCCACGATCGCGTTGCGCACGTCGATGTCGGTCAGCTTGCGGCTGTCGACCATGCTGGCCACCTCCATCGCGCCCCAATGCACGGCGCGGTCGAGCATGGCATCCAAGCTGGCCTTGTTCTGCTCGCTGAGATTGACGCCGATCAGCGCCGGCCCCTTGCGGGCGGCCCAGCTGGCGAGGATGAGGACCACCCCCGTGATGGCGGGCAGGATGACGTCTTTGAACAGGCCGCCGAAGGAGACGACCGTCGATGGCTCGGCCGCCGGGGCCGGGATAGCCTGCGCCCAGGCGAGATTTATGCCGGAGCCGAGGGCCATGCCAAGCAGCGTGGCGGCGAGGATCGCCAGCGCCAGCGGCGACGCCGCCGCCAGCCTCAGAATGAAGCGTTTCATGGAAGTACCTTTGCGGTTGTGGGAAAGGGGCCGTGTTAATTTTTCCGACCACAAATGTGGTCGCTAAAAGTGAAGTACAGGTGGCGGCCGATCAGCCGCTCAGGCCGACGTCATAGAACCGATGGACCCCGACGATGGCTGTCGGCTGTCTCCCTGCCGCCCACTTCGGCTCCGGCGTGCCCGTCTTGAAATAGTGCGTCGCGCCGCCCGTGGGGTTGGGCGCGCGGCCGGTCAGCACGGCCAGCGCCGCCGCCCGGCATTCGAGGTACACCGGCGCCGTCGGCGGCAGGAGGATCAGGTAGCGGACATTGGGGTCGTTCGCATTGAGGCACGAGAACTGATACGGATCCGCGCAGACCGCCGCGATCGTGTCGTCCGGGATATCGTCCCGGTTGCGCGACCACCAGCCGGGATTGTTGAAACGCTTCATGATGACGTGGCCGACGGCGATCTTGCCGTCCCAGTCCTCGCCCCTGGCCTCGCCGGCGATCGTCAAGGTCATCAGGTGCAGGTCGTACTCGGATAGGGTCATGGTCTCCTCACGGGGTAAGCAGGGCTGCGCCGCCGCCCAGCGCCAGGACGGCCCAGACCGCGAGCGTGGCGACCAGCGCCGCCGCCAGGCCGTACAGCACTGCGGCGCGCATCAGCGGTGCTCCTGGAATGTCCGGAATCGGGTCTGGCGCTTGATGATCTGCGCCTCCTTATCCTTGGACTCGTCGATCAGCCGCTTCATGACCGGGATCTCGAGCCACTGTTCGGGCGTGTTCTTGCCGGCCTTGCCGTTCTCCTCGAGAAATTTGAGCCGGTTCTCCAAGCTGAGGGTCTTGGTCTGCTGGTCGGCCAGCGACAGCGGGTAGAGGTCGTTCGCGACGCCGTTCGCGAACTCTGCGATCTCGCTGCGCGTCGCCCAGGGGCGGACGCTGTCCCAGTGGGCGCCGGCGGTCACGATCGCCGTGCCGGTCGCCGCGACGACCGTGACGAACAACAGGATGCGCTTGAGGCAGCGCTCCACCCAGGCGCCGAAGGCCGCCCGCAGCCCGCTCAGGTCGCTCATGGCTTAGCGCCTCCGCACCGAAGCCGAACCCGGCCCGACAGTGTTAACCTTTGCACAGCCGGTCATCCTTTCTGGATCAAAGGGTGGTCGGTCAGGCTCGCCGGGGTGCATCACCACGCCGGCGGGCCGCTCGGGGCCGGCCGACGGCTAGCCTGCGATCTCCGTGATCGTCATCCGGCAGGCCGCGACGCCGCCAAACCGGCGATTCCCGCCGGCGCCGTTCCAGGTCAGCGTGCCGGCCGAATTGCTGCCGACGCGCACCTTGAACGTGGTGAGGGATGTCGTCCCGGCCGTCATGTAGTGCCGCATGACCGTGTGGAGCTGATCGTTCACGCCGGCCGCCTTGTCGGCGATGGCGTAGAGCGCATTGGCAATCGAGTCTTGGTGCAGCGCGAAGACCAGGGTCGCGTCGGCGTCGTAGGCCACCATGAGCGACGCCTCGATCAGCAGCTTGCTCGTGGCGCTGATCGGCGTGATCGCGCAGGTGATGACCTCGTTGCCTTCGGTGTTCTGGGGGATCGTGTCGTCGACCGGCGTGGTCGTGCTGCCGGTGCCCTGCGTGATAACCTGGGCGTGCGCCACCTGCAGCACCGCGCCCTGCGACAGCCCGGTGAGCTGCGATCCGTCGACCGGCGGCAGGGTCGGCGTCGCCGCCGTGTCGCCGAGGCTCTCGAGCCGGACGAGGTCGCCGACCTCCTCGCCGACGGTCATCGCCGCGCCTTCCGAGTACGGCACCCACACGTTGCCGACCTTCGACGCCACCGTGACCCAGGCGTCGTTGGCGGCGTTGCGCTGCTTCAGTAGGTTGTTCGCGGTGTCGAACCACCACATATGCGCAAAGGTCGTGCCGGGCGCCGACGCGCCGGAATTCTGCGAGACCAGCGCGGCGAGCGCGTTGTTGAGGTCGGCGCGCACGGCGGCGCCGTTGCCGTTGTCCAGGGTGAAGTCGTGCTGGGCCAATGCTGATCTCCCCTAAGCCGCGAGCCGGTCCACGACGACGGACAGCTCGGAGACGTTGATGTTGAAGGCGGGGTCGACGGTCGCGAGGCGCGCCTCGAACTCGAAGCCGCGCGCCTCGAACTCGGCGGAATCGAGCCGCTGCCAGTCGGACCAGGCGGGCGCCGTGGCGGCCGGATCGTCATCGGTATGGCGGACCCAGACCTGGCAGTCGGCGGCGCCCTGCACCGTGCCGTCGAAGTCCTCCCAGCTGTCCATCGGCGTGCCGCGGTCGTCGATCAGGTCGAGCTCGTTGACCGAGATCGCCTCGATATGCGAGGTCAGCCGGACGCGCTGCGTGTCGCTTTCGGTGGTCGCCAGGTCGAGCCCGGCGGCGAAGCCGTAGACCCCGGCCGAGGCGATGCCGCCCAGGCTGTCGAGGTTCTCGATGGCATCGAAATCGGCCACGTCGTCGAGCAGCCCCTGCCCGGCCAGCTTCAAAACCCCGCCGTCCTCGACGGTGCCGTCATGCGCGCCGGCGAAGGCCGGGTCCTCGGTCACCGTGTCGACGTTGGCGAATTCCAGCACCGAGGCCTGGATCGTCGTCACCGCGGCGATCTCGGCCGAGGGGTTGCCGGCGGAATCGAAGGTGCGCGCCAGATAGGTGCCGGGCTTGAGCGGCAGGACGGCGACCAGCGCCGTCGAATTGGCCGCGTTGCCGATGCTGGTGCTCTCCGCCCAGGCCGCGCCGGTGAAGACCGGCGAGTGGCGGAAGCGGATGGTGCCGCCGAAGCGCACGTCGATGTCCGACGGCGGATCCCAGCGCAGCAGCGCCGAGCCGCCGAAGACCGAGATGGTGAGCCCCTGCGGCGCCGCCGGCGGGCTGCCCTTGCCGACCACCAGGTGGCCGGCGATGGTCGCCCAGGGCCCCGGCAGCCGGTCCTGCACGCGCCAGCGCAGGCGGATGTCGATCGTCTCGCCTTCCGTCACGCCGACCAGGGTTGCGCCGTTGAGCCGCCGCGTGGTGACCTCGGCGTCGCGGTAGGGCTCGGCGCTCGCCGACGGCCGGGACTGCACGTCGAGCACCGCGCCGACCTGGACGAATTTCAGGGCCAGCGGCTGGATGTCGATCTCGACCCGGACCTCGAGCGTGGCGCCGACCTTGACCAGCGCGCTTTCGTCGGAGCGCACCCGCAGCACGACCGGGGCCGGCACCGTCTCCAGCGCCGTGAGCCCGGTGTCGAAGGGCGGGATCGTGCCGGTATCGGCGGTGTAGACGCCCGCCTGGTAGGGCACCAGCAGCAGCCGCGCCTTGAAATCGGCCTGCGGCTCGATCGCCAGCACCAGCGCGTCGACCGTCTCCGCGCCCAGTTCCCCGAAGCCGAACAGGTCGCCGATGTCGGGGGCCTGCGCGGCCGGGATCGAGGCGGTGAAGAACACCTCCGTCTGCTCGCCCGGGTCGGCGGCCAGCGCCGCCAGCAGCGCCGGGTTGCCGGGCGTGCGGATGCTGAGGCCGTAGTCGGTGCCGGCCTCCATGGTCAGCACCTCGTCGACCGTGACGCCGGCGACGTCGCCGTTGGTGTCCTCATGCACCTGGACGATGCGGCCCTGCGCCAGCCCCACCAGCAGCACGTCGTGCGTCACTTTCACCAGGCTGCCGCGGCGGCAGACGATGTGCTCGATGTCGGCGAACAGCGTCCAGCGCTCCGGCCGCAGCCGCGCCTGGGCGATGTGGAAGCGGGCGTGCTTCCAGATCAGGTCGGGGTCGACCACCCCCGGCAGCTCGAGGCCCTCGAAGCGGGTGGCGTTGGCGTCGGAATAGCCGTCGTCATAGACGATGCGCTCGTCGTTGGCGTAGCGCTGGTCCTCGTTGACGAAGCGCACCCGCCAGCCGTGCGGCAGGTCGACGAAGGCCTTCTCCGCCGAGAAGCCCCAGGAGTTGCGCGGCGTGAAATGCTGCACCGGGTAGGCCTGCGGCCGGTCGATCGCCACCGACCATTTGCCGTCGCGCTGGGTCGGCGAGGCGCGGCCGGCGGCGGCGACATCGGCCAGCGCGTTCCACACCGAGGATTCGAAGTCGCGCACCATGTCGAAGGTGAAGCCGTTGACCCGGCAGAAGTCGTGGAAGTCCTGCAGCCCGTCCAGGTCGATGCGGGCGTCGGCCAGGGTCTCGGAAATGCCCGCGCCCTGCAGGATCAGCCGGTAGAGGCTCGCCGGGTTGCGCGTCGGTCCGCTTACCCAGGCCGTGCCGTTCCAGTCCGGCGCGATCGAGGTCACCACCGCGTTCAGCTCGTCGACCACGTTGTTGAGCTGGTCGGTCGCCTTGATGCGCAGCGCGGTCAGCGCCAGCGGCACCGGGCTGTCGATCGGCGCCTCGTTCTTGAACCGCCTGAGCGCCGTCCACCAGGACTCGTCCACGGCATGCGTCTGCGCCGGATCCGGACTGATGCGCCGCACCCGCACCTCATATTGCCCGCGCGCCACCGGCCAGCGCAGGCCGTGGCGGATGGCCGCCGTCGAGTTGTGCGTGAAGGTGATGGTCGGCGGCTGCAGCCACTCGCGCGGGAAGCTGATCGAGGCGTCGCCCGGCACGTCGGTCCACACCGCCGCGCCGACCAGGCGGTACTGCGCCTGCACCCGCACGTCGGTCGCCGCGCGCTTGCCGGTGTCCGTGGTGTTGAAGAAGCCGGCCGGGAAGCTGATGTCGATGCCGAGCTCGTCGGCGTCGGCCGCCGCCGTGCGGGCCGTCCAGTCGTCCGCGCCGAGCAGCCGGATCGACAGGTCGTCCTGTTCGACGTCCTGGGTGTAGAGGGTGAGCGGCGCGTCCGAGGGGTAGCCCTGGCGCGTCTCGATCTCGACCTCGTCGAAGTCGGCGATCGGCGTCTCGCCGATGCGGATGTCGTCGATCTGAAGCGGGCCGACGCCCCAGCAGACCAGTATGCGCACATACTGCGTCGCCCCCATCGCCTCGGTGAAGGGCTTGGCGGCGTAGGGCGGCGTCTGCTTGTGGCGGCCCAGCACCACGGGCACGACCTCGAACGACCGAAGCTGGTTGCGCGCCCCCTCGATGAACAGGGTCGGGCTGTCGCGCGATTCCCCGAAGCCGGTCAGCGCCGGCAGCGACGGCGGGCGGGCGGGGAACAGCACGCTGGTGATCAGGCTGCCGGCCAGCGCGATGCCGCCGGCCAGCAGCGTGGCGCCGAAGGTGCCAGCGCCGAAGGCGGAGCCAAGAAGCGGCGCCGCCCCGAAATATCCCACGGCCAACGAGGCGGCCAGGATGCCGATCATCAGGATCGTGCGGAGCGGGTTCTTGCCCCCGCCCCCGCCTTGCGGAACGACCCTGAGCGTGACCAGCGCGCCAGCCTTCGGGCGGACATGCGCGTACCACGTCGGCATGATGTAGTCGTCGCCGACGTAGACGTGCGCGAAGCGGCGCAGCGCCGGGTCCGGTTGCAGGACCTCGAGCATTTCCGCTATGGTCAATCCTTCCCCGAGCGCGATCTGCACCGGTTCCGTTGAGAAGGGTCGGGTGATCGCCGACACATGAACGGAGGGCCGATCGATGCGCTGGATGTTCGTGGCGGCATTGATGATGAGCGGTTGCATGCCTTACGGGGATCTCCCAACGCTGGAGGCCAAGAAGCCGGTTGTCGTCTTCGAGGGCCCGGGCGACTTCGCCGGGGCCGCGCGCTGTGTGCACGGCGAAATTCCGGTGGATTACGTTTTGCAGCCGGTTCGCCTGCGGGAGCGGCGCACGGAATCAACGGTGACGTCCGGCGGACCGATGGGCCCCTATGGCATGCAGTTTTTCTGGCAAGTCCGCGCGACGGGATCGAGCCCGGCCCGCATAGAGGTGCGCAGCAATGCGCCCGTATTCGGCGATGTTTTTGCCGACAAGGCGGTCTACGACGCCATCGCCGCCTGCGGCTTCACGAAGCGGTAGAACCCCGCCACGCGCCCCTTCCATTCCAGCCCGGTGAACTCCTGCACGCAGGTATCGACGCCGCGGTCGACGTGCAGGAAGCGATGGCTGTCGATCACCAGCCCGAGGTGCATGTCGTTGCCTTCCACCCGCAGCAGGATGGCGTCCATCGCCTCGGGATTCGCCGGCACGCTCCAGCGCGCCGCCGTCTCGCGCGCGATCAGAGCTTCCAGCCGGCCGCGCTGGCAGGTCGAGCGGTATTCCCCGTCATAGGCGGGAAGCTCGATCCCGAGCACGTCCAGGTGCGCCTGGAACACGACGCCGTAGCAATCCCAGCCGTCGTAGCCGCGGCCGCGCTCCTTGAACGGCACGCCGACTGCGCGGTTGACGAATTCGGCCAAGGTCATTCAAAAGATCCCGGGGAAGCTGCCGGGATTGAAGCGCCGGGCCGGATAGGGCTCGCGCGTCAGGTCTTCGACCATCAATTGCCCCTGCACGGCGGCGACGTCGAAGACGACGTTGCGAAGGAGAAACGACGACCATGTCATCTCGACCGTGTCCGGCGCCGATGCCATGATCACTTCCAGCGTCACACGGGCCGGCCCGGTCATCTGCCGCACCGCCTGGCCGATCTCGCGGCTGACGTTGTCGATGGCGAGCTGCGCCTGCGGTGGCGCCTCCTCCTTATCGAACGGCAGGATCGGGGCGAACGGAAAGGCCACATACTCCTCCCCGCGCGATGTAATCGGCTCCAGGTTGTTGACGACGCGGATCGGCTGCGACAGGGAGTCGTGGTCGATGGTCAGGAGCACGAGGAATACCTCCTCGCTCTCCGGCGCGTAGAGGGCGCGGCGGGCGGTCTCGGAGACGGGCATGGGGTCAGGAATTCGCGTCGATGATGTCGTCGACGGTCACGTTGCCGCCGCGGTTATCGGCCTTGCCTTTCGGCACGTCGGAATTCGCCTCGGTGTGGTTCTTGTAGAAGCCGGACGAGACCGTCTTCCAGCCGCTGAAGGTGCTGTTACCATCGTTGAAAACGGCGGCCGTCTCCGCGACGAGGGTGTCGCCCAGGTCGAGAGTGAAGTCGTCGACGTCCTCGTAGCGTGAATTTACCTCGTAAAGCCCGGAGTTTGTCCGGTTCCAGCGCTGCGATTTCGCCCCCCAGGTCACCGTTGCGCCGCGCGAGAACATGGGGGCGCCGATGCGTCGCCCGCCCAGCTTGGTTATGGTCGGCGGCGTCGTGAAACTGCCGGAAGCCAGGCGGATGCGCAGAAAGGCCATCTGAGTTTGCCCATAGAGGTCGGCCAGGATCTCGGAGCCGTCGCGGGCGTGGGTGATCTCGCCGGATTGCTTCAAGCTGTTCGTGCCGTTCGTCAGGCTGCTGACGGCGACCCATCCGCTCGCGGTGTACTTTTCGACCGCCAGAGTGTAGGTCCCAGCCGCCGCCACGCTGCCCGTTCCGAAAAAGACCTCGACCCGGCGCGGCGTGTCGAGGAATCCCATGACGAGATAGTCATTTGTATTGACCAGATTGAGCTGCGTCGCGTCGCCGCCGGAGCTAAGCAGCAGATTCTCGGTCACGTTCGTAACCGTCGCCTCGCCATTCGTCACGACCGCGGCAAAGGGCACGCTCTCAGTGAAATTTCGGCCCATCAGATAGTGAGTGTGGCAATTGTCGATGATGTAGTCCCGGTATTCGACCGGCTGCTCGGAAACGCAGATGATCGCATCGTTCGGCAAATTGCCGCACGCGAAGCGGCGCACGATGTTGCCGGTCTTGATGCCATCCGTGCGGCTGAGATAGAGGACATGGTCGTTGTCGTTCTCGACCCCCATGCCGCCGTGCGCGATCCCGGTGCCGTTGCCATTGTCGTCGAGCAAGAGGAAGTCCTCGACGATATTGTCGATGTAGTTGCCGGCGTTCTTGGTACCGCCGAAATCGTACGGCGCGTCTGCCTCCGCCTCGGCCGCGAAATAGAAGTCCTTGTGGCGGCCGGCGCGCAGCGAGACGAAGCGCCGGACGACCGTGTTCTGCCGCAGCAACCCGCCGCGCGTCGCCACCGCGTGCCCGTCACCGCCCGCATAGGTCTTGATCGTGCCGCGGCTGTTGGCGATGGTTCCGTGCGTGTCGACGATGAGTGCGCCATCGATCCAGTTCAGCGTGCTCGAGACGGCGTTGTTCTGGTAGAGCCCGTTGTCCTGCCCCCAGATGCATGCCCACATGTCCATGTCCGCCCAAGCCGCAGCCGCAGAACCCTTCTCGGCTATGAGACGCAGCACCAGCGGGTGCGTCGGCGCCACCACATTGTCGTTCTCGTCCTTGATGTCCGTGCGGTCGTAGGTCAGCCGGCCATAAGACGCCGCGCCCCACTTCCACCCGGCGTCGCTCACGCTCAGCAGGAATAGGTTGGCGTTCAGAAGCTGCTGGCCGCCGAGGACTTCCAGATCCGTCGCCCCGCCCCAGTTCGTCTGCGTGCATGCCAGCGTGCGGAGATTGGTGCAGCGGATGTTCTTTCCACCGTTGACGAAATTGAGGAAGTGCCCGCCGCCATTATCCCAGCGGGTCGAGATGTTGAAGCCGGCCGGTGGCGCGCTGTCGTCGACCAGCCGGACGTACATCTTCGTTTTCGCGGCATCGAGAAACCACTCGCCGGGATTGAGCGTCGTGGCGCTCGTCCCGATCTTGTAAAAGGCCTTTTCCAGGATATCGGTAAAGCTGTCCGTGGGATCGACAGCGCTGGTCACCACTAGGAAGGTCTGGAACGGTACGAATTGCGAGACGTTCCGGCCCCAATCGGCCTGGGAGTAGATGTTGCCGCCCTCGTGAACCCACGGATCGCCCTTCAGCCCGGCATTCCGGTCGGTCATCGTGCCGAGGAGGATGCCGGGGAAGATCGGATGATCGCTCCGCAATTCCGACCGTTCGCCGCCCGATGCGTCCGCGAAATCGACGTAGCGCCCGGCGAAATTGAAACTGCTCGCCTCCTCCTTGTGGACGACGCCGATTAGGAAGTGGATGTATTCGCCCGGCAGCTTGCGGTTGGTGCCGCCGTTGATCGCGGCCGTCTCCGGTCCCTCGAATGCCGTCCAGGGAAACTTGCCGTTGTTGGCGCCGCCGACGGCACCGGGCTGCGCGATATAGCGCACGCCCGCCATCTCCGGGTATTCCGAGCGCGCCATCTCGCCCAGCATCGGGAAGCCGCGCTCGCGAAAGTCCTGTGCGTCGGCGAAGACGTCGTACACCAAGGCGCTTGGCATGCGGGTCTCAATCGCCGTGGCGATTACGCCGAGATCCCCGACCAGGTCGTTGCTGTCGAGAGCCGCGTCGATGATCTCGACCGTCGCGTCATCGGCGGTCGGCCGCCGGGCAAGCTGGAAGCTCGGCCCATAGATCGCCTGCCCGCGCGCGAGCAGCGCCGCCTCGGCGGCGGTGAAGCCGGTGGCGTCGTTCTTGAGGGCGAAGTGTTGAAGGGTCATTGCAACCGCGCTATGCTACAACCATGGATAGCCTGCCGTTCCTACATCCCGACGTTTTGTGGTTAATTGCATTCGGCTTTGCAATGGCAGGGATAATGGGCTTGCTCGGGCTGCTCCTGGCCCTTCCCGTGCTGATCGCTTCGCACGTCAAGAAGCTGTTCGCACCAGCGCCGAATTTCCGCATCAGGCAGCCCTGACGGCAATCAGAAGGCCGCGCCTGTCACGCGAGACATCGGACCTGAATGCAATCGGGTCCAGCGTGGTCCCGTGAACCAGCCTGAACGTGCTTCCAAGGCCCGGACCGGCATTCGCCCCAGCGCCAGACGCTTGGTTAAAGGGCTTCTTGTTGGCGAAGAGAACCCATGGCCCGTTGTTAGTGCCCGTGCCGTTCAGTGGGTTGTCGTCGTCAATGGCGACGACAGCCGCGATGGCCATCCACAGCGAGCTTCCCCAGCTCGGCGTTATCGACCCGACATCGGGACTCGTGCTACCGCCGCCACCGGCCGTGCCTATTTCGATGCCCGCCAGATCGCCGTACCATGTACCAACGTCAATTTGGTAGACATGCGCCGCCGCTGTTGCGTTTGCGCTGGTGACGAAATCGACCGTCGCTCCGTCTTCCGTCCCGTCCGCGATTTTCTTGAAGACCGCGAGCGTGAAGGAGTCGGAGCCGTTCGTGACATTGACCGGCGTTTGCGCCGTCCAGCCCGAAGGCGTGGTAATCGTCCCTGCCGGAGCGCTGGCCAAGTAGTACAGGCCAAGGATGACGATCAGCGCATCGCCCGCCGCCACGGTCGCCGGCATTGTGACGGCGTGCGCCGTGCCGCTGCTTGCAATGCCCGTTCCGGTCGGCGGCAAATGGATGCCGAACGGCACATAAGCATCCACAGGCGCAATGGCGAAGCTGATGCCAATAGCCGCGCTGTTGGTGAAGGTGTAACCAAGGGTCTGCGCACCAGCCGTCGCCGCATCGAGCGAACCGATGACGATGCGCTCGCCTGCCGTCGCGCCGGAGTCGTAGTTATCGGCTATCGCATGGCCGCTACCCGACGCCGCGACATCGGTAATTTCCTGCCCAATGACAAGCATGGAAACGACCAGTGACTTGTCGTAAACGGTGGTAATGTTAAGCGACAGCGGAGACGTATCGGACGGCGTTGCCGTCATGGTCGTGAACGGACCGGGCTGAGCATCCTTGACGGTGAAAATGGTTAGCGACCAGTGCGTGTTGGATGCTGTATCTCCCTGCACGGCATTCGTGCCTGGGGCAGGAAGGTCCGCCTCGTCGATATAGCCAATTTCGAAAACTGCATCATTCGACGCGCCGTCAACAGCAAACGGAGCATTTCGTTTGAAGTGGACGCCGCCGAACGTCAAGGAGTCCAGTTGGGACTCGCTAAAGGGATTATAGCTCGTCTGCTCGATACCGATAATCGCGATGACCTTGCGGTTCGAGCCCGCGCCCGGATCGTAATCCGAGAGGTACGTCCGGTTCGCGCTGCTGTTCGTCGTGAATGTGGCGTTCGCGAAAGAGCCCGGCACGATGCTCGGCATGACGATGCCGCTGATAGCCTCGCTATACACCCCGAACGAGTCCGCGCACGGCTGGATGAAGCCGACCGGCGCGTAGTCGACCGAGCCCGTCGCCGGGGCTTGGTTCTGGTGATAGGTCGCGTAGCCGCCGTTGAGGTAGACGAGGACCTGGTCGCTCGGGCCGCTGCCGTCGGCGCCGATGTTGCGCGGGGCAAGGCCGGCCGTCAGCGTGCTGTCGACGAACTTCTCGTAGATGTCGTCGTCGTTAAAGCCGAGTGAGACCGGGGCTTCCCAGTCCTCCGCCAGGCAGCCCATGAAGTGGCGGAGGTCGCCGGCGTCGCCGGAGCGCCCCAGGTAGCGCGTGCCGCCGAAGCCCATGTAGCCGCCAGCCGCGGTCGGCGGCGCGTTCACACCGTCGATCAGGCCCTTGAGGCGCAATGTCGCGCTGTCGCCGGAGATGTCGAGGCCGATCGGAACCTTGCCGTCCGCCACCAGGAACGTGTCGGTGCTGGTCACCTGCCCGATCAGGTTGCCGGACTCGTCGTACCACTCGGCATGGACCTTGTTGTCCGCCCGGACGACGATGGACACTTCCGGCACCGGCGTCGCCGTGGTGATGTCGCCCCGCCAGTAGAGCGCCTGCTCGACCCCGTCCAGCGCCTTCTGCCGCCAGATGTGGATGGTGTGGCCGGAGCCCGGCGCCGGGGCCAGCGTGCCGAGCGGATCCATGACGTAGTGCTGGCCCACGCCGTCCAGCTCGACCGCGTTGACCGTGCCGCCGGGGACGAGTTCCGCGCCGGCCGTCAGCGTCGCCTGTCCGGTGAGGGACGCCGCAATGCTGCGGGTCGCCAGCGCCGCCGCCGTCATCTCGGAATTGCCGGTCAGCGTGGCGGCGATGTATTGCGACAGGAACTCGCCCGGCGCCGCGGTGAGGCTCGAGCTGCCCAGCAGGCTCGCCGAAACCGACAGCAGACGGCCGGCATTCGCCGTCAGCACGGCCTCGCCGACCAGCGTCGCCGCGATGTTGCGGACCACGCCGGCGAACAGGCCGGGCAGGATCTCCAGCTTGAGCGTCGCCTGCCAGCGCCGGTTGGCCGGGCTCTGGTCGCCGTGCAAGGTCGTCCACTTCGGCGGCTCGACGAAGCGGTACTGCACCAGCTCGTCGGTGCGGAAGTCGAGCCACTGGAAGCGCTGCGTCCCGTGCAGCAGGTCGGTCTCGTAGAAGGCGTCGAAGATCGCGAGCTGCGCGCCGGTCAGGATCAGCGGCGCCTCGACCATGCGGATCGCCGAGGTATAGCGGCGGCGCATCAGCGGCGGGCCGGTGTCCGGCTGCGAGCGGATGCGCGAGTCCTGCAGCTCGGTCATTACCGGGCCGGTCGGGTATTGCGGCAGATCGACGGGCCAGATGGCCATCAGCGCGCGACCGTCTGGGTGCCGACGCCGAACGTGCTGCGCATCGCGCGGTGCGTCCGGCTACCCTGGTTGCCGATGTTGCCGGCGACCGCCTCGTCGATCAGCACGTCGATGGTCTTGCCGCCCCTGCCGTCGTCGCGCTGCTCGGCGCGCGCGCTGGTGCCCGGCGGGGCCGTGATGTTGACCGTGACGTTCGCCGCGACCGCCCGGATGCCCATGCGGCCCTGGCTGTCGCGGCCGATGGGCGCGATGACCTCGTCGCCGGCTTCACCCGCCACGCCCATGTTGCCGCCGGCCATGGCGAAGGCGATGGGGTCGCTGAGGATTCCGCCGCGCGCGAAGGGGATCACCCGGCCGCCCAGGAAGGCGTTGCCCTTGGCCGAGGGGATCAGCGCGCCCGGCGTGCCGCCCTGGTCGATGGTGAGACCGCCTCCGCCGGCGCTATCTCCACCGAAGCCGAACAGCCCGCCCAGCGCCGACGCGCCCTGCCGCACCGCGTTGAGCAGCGCGGTCTGGATGATCAGCCGGCCGATGTCCTTCACCAGCCCGTCGATCACGTCGCCGAACTTCTTGCCCTCCAGGATGGCATCGGCGAAGGCGTTGGACATGCTGACGTTCACGTCCTTGAACACGTCGGTGAGGTTCTTGCCGGTGCCCGCCAGGTCGTCCTGGCCCTTCTTGACCGCGCGCGCGTAGGTCTCCTGGCTGATGGCGCCGGCGGCGAGCAGGTCGTTCAGCTCGGTCAATGTCGCCTGGTACTTCTCCGCCTCGGTGCGGGTCTCCTCGAAGATCGCCTGGCCGCGGCTGCGCTGCGTGTCCCAGGTCGACTTGACCCGGTCCTCGTATTCCTTCCAGCGGTCGGCCGCGCCCTTGACGGCCTCCTTCTCGGCCTCGATCTGCAGGATCAGCGGCGACAGGCCCGCGCGGAACGCGGCGTTGACCTCGATGCCGGCCTTCTTGGCCAGCTCGTAGAGCTTCTGCTCGTCCTTGGTGCGCGCGGCCTGCTCGGCCTCGAACTGCAGCTCCTTGCGCAGCTCGGCGATCTTGCCGGCAAGCTCGGCATTCGCGTCGCCGGCACCCTCGATCGTCGCGGTGTAGAGCGCCTCCTTGCGCTCGCGATCCTCGAGCGCCTCGCCCAGCTCCTTCATGTTAATGAGGAGCTTCCGGATCTCGTCGGCCTGCTCGCCGAAGACCGACAGGCCGGGCAGCTTGAGCACGTCCTGGAAGGACATGCCGGTCATGCGCTCGAGCGTGTCCGCCAGCTCATTGTAACGCCGGCGCAGCTCGTCGGCGGCCACGGCGCTGGCCGGCAAGTGCTCGATGATCCACTGCACCGTCGGCTTGAGCCCGCGGATGAAGGCTTCCGAGAGCGCCAGGATCGACGGCGTCAGCGCCAGGACGGCGCGGGTGAGGTTCGTCTTGATGATGGTGCCGACGCGCTCGAGCTGGTCGCCGGCCTTCTCGGCCTCGCGCACCATGACCGCGTCGAGCACCACGCCGAGCTCGCGCGCCTCGCGCCGGAGCCCCTCGATGCCGGCGGCCCCGTCCTTGAACAGCGGCAGAAGCTGGCCGCCGAGCCGCTGGCCGAAGATCTTGTTCACCGCATCCGCACGCGCGGTGGCCGATTGCGTGCGGCCGATGGCGTCGGCCAGCTCGTTGAAGACGCGCTCGTTGGATTTCAGCCGGCCGTCGTTGTCGCGCACCGAGATGCCGAGCGCCTTGAAGGCCTCCCGCGCCTCGCCGGTGCCGCGGCCGGATTCCCCGACGGCGACGTTCAGCCGCTCCATCGCCCGGCCGAACTGGTCGGCGCCGACGCCGGCGAGCCCGGCCGCATATTGCAATTCCTGCAGTGCCTCGATCCCGAGCCCGGTGCGGTCGGCCATCTTGGCGATCGCATCGGCGGATTCGATGGACGACTTGATCAGCAGGCCGATGCCGGCCGTCCCCGCTACGGTGCCGAGCACGGCGTTGAACGACAGCGCCGACCGCAGCGCCGCGCCGAAGCCCGCCGTGAACGACCGCAGCCCGCCGGTGGCGTTGCGGGCGAACTGGCTAACCAGGCGATCGGAGTCCTTGAGCGCCGCGGCGAGCCCGGCGTTGTTGCCGCCGATGGCAACCCTGACGTCGTTCCTGTCGGCCATTTAGGATTCCTTGGGCTTGGCGGCGAAGCCGCGCAGCAGGGTCTTGACCATGCTGGCGACGGCGACCGGATCGGGCGGCGGCGGCGGCGCGGGCGGCAGCAGGCCGGTGGCGCGCAGCATGCGAATGCGGGCGAGCAGAGCGGCGGCGATCAGCGGCATGGGGGTGTCGAGCACGGTATCGGGCGGCCAGCCGAGCCAGCCGGTCCCGCCCTCATAGAGGCTTTCCGCGTAGGCTTCCGGCGTCAGCGGCTCCGCGTCTTGGCCGCCGCCGGCGCGTTTCCCTCCGCACTCGGCTCTTCCTCGGCCGCGTCGAGCGACAGCGGCCGGCCGCCGTTCTGCAGCGACCAGACCAGCTCGACGCAGGCGCGGTGCACCGGCACGAGGTTGGCGAAGATGACCTCCTGCAGGGCGTCTTCGTCCTTCGGCGCGTCGGGCCAGGCTTCCCGCAGCAGGGCGAAGTAGACGTCGAGGTCGCCGGCCTGAACGCGGGCGAGCGCCCCGCCGATGCCGCCGACCTTGCGGCTGACGGCGAAGGCGAGGCGCGGGGTCGGCGGCGCGAGGCGGTGCGTCGTCCCGCCGATGACGAGGTCGATCTCGGCGACGTCGAGCTTGCTCATCAGGCGGCCGGCGTCTCGACGATGCTGCCGGACTGGATGCTGATACCGACGCTCGCGCCGACTACGCTGTTCGCCTCGCCGATGGCCGTGTTGTAGCTCATCACCTTGGCCTTGAAGAGGAAAGTGGTCGGGCTGTTGGCCGTGGTCGCCGGCGCGTCGTTCAGCTCGATCTTGAAGTTGTAGTCGAAGTCGGTTTCCAGCGCGGCGCGCAGGTCGGCCTGGCCGTCCTCGGTCGCGTCGCGCGCGAGCTGCATCGTCATCGTGCCGTCGTTCCGCTGGCCCTTGAGCTTCTGGACGTTGCGGTTGTCGAGCGGCGAATAGGTGATTTCATCGAAGGTCGGGCCGAACTCGCCCATGTTGAGGACGCTGCCGATGAGCTGGAACGCGGCCTCGGACGCGAGCACGCCGGTCCCGCCGATGTAGATCTTGCAGCCTGCAGCCGGTGATACGGTCATCGAATGACTCCTCGGGTTAGAAGGCGGGGATCAGGGGGTGCGGTAGCGAACGGTGTAGCGAAGACGGGCAAGCCCGCGGGCCTGCTCGCCGGCGCCGTCGAAGCCTATGGACGTCTCGGCGAGGAAGCTGTTGAAGGCCCGCCCGCCCAGACGGATGTCGGCCGCCATCAGCGCCTCGATCGTCTCGGCGAGCGCGTCCAGCGCGTCGTCCGGCGCGCCGTCGGCGCCGGTGGCGTAGAGGTCGATAGCAAGCTGCAGGTCGCGCATCATCCGCGGCGGCGTGAGCGACTCCTGCTCGGAGATCTCGTTCAGCGTGTAGACGCAGATCGCCGGCAGCTCGGTCCGCTGGATCGGGTAGACCCGCGACGGCACGACCGGCAGGTCGGTGGTCGACAGCAGCGCCACGACATGGTCGCGGATCTCGGCGCGCGGATGGGTCACGGCACCTGCTCCGCCAGCGCCCGCATGCGCGAGGCGTAGGAACGGGCCAATGCGTAGGCCTGTTCCTGGTACTCCGCGTCCGTCAGCTCTCCGGCTTGGTGCCGTTCCAGCAGCACGGCTTCGGCGTCGCGCATCTCTGCGGCGAGGGTGTCGATCATGGGTGGCCTTTCGGAAAATCCGCTATATTGGATCGATGCAGCTAAGCCTGGTCACTCACATCGCCCTTGCCGCCACGCTCATTGTCGGCGGGGCGCTGATGTTCATCGGCATGCTCGGCTACTTCCGTCGCCCGCACTGGCGTTGGGTTGTCATCGGCGGCCTTGGCGTGCTCTTATTGGCTGGGCTTTATGGTTATATTTTTTGGAGGACATTAGGTGTACATCCTCGCGCTCCGAGCCTCGATCCTGCTGCTCAAGGCGATCCAACTGCCGTTCGTCGGCCTCTATATTCTGCTCGCGCTGCTCGCAGGCTTCTTCGTGATGATCGAGGAATGGCAGGAGGATAAGCTATCCCAAGCCATGGCCGATAAGGGGCTGCCATACGAAGTCAGGGTCTAGGCAGCGCTCATGCGCAGGCGGATGCGCTTCGGCTGAAAGTCGAAATGCGCCACGCCTTCCTTGCCTTGCAGATACAAGCCGATGCAGGCGAGAATGCCGTGCGTCTGCTGGTTCGTGTACTCCGTCGAAGGAATATCGAACGAGCCGTTTCCCAGCCATTGCCGCATCGGCATGAAGCCGGGGTCAGGCTCGACCAGCTTGGCCGGCGCATCGTTCGTCGTCACCGCACCCTTCGGCCACGGCCAGTGCGCCCAGGTTACGCCCCCGTAAAGGAAGCTGAGCACCCACGACCGCCAGTGATGCCATCCGTAGGCGCAGACGCCCTCCGGCGGGCGGCGGCCCATGGCCCTGGAGTCTTCGTGCAACAGGTTCTTCGGATTCTTGTAGCCGAGCCCATTCATCAGGCAGTAGTTCGGAGGGTTATTGCCAAGCGCCAGCGCCGCACCAGCTTGGAGCACCTCGGCATAAAGGCTCGTGCCGGTGATCACATGAGCCCAGACGAGGACCGTTGCTTCGGCCAGCGTAGGGCATGACCCAGTGCCGAACCCGCCATAGGCTTGGGTTGAAATGTGGCGCGTATTGATGAGCGCGATATCCGAATTGCCCTTGCGCGATGCAATAAAGCCGTTGGCGGTGTTAATGATCGCGCTGCGCATTTGCGTTTGATAGGTCGCATTCACCCCGGCGTGGCCGACATTTGCATAGTCCCATTGCGTGGAGCCCGGCGTATGCCCGCCTCCGTTCCCGGCCAGCCCCCCATCCGAGCCGTCCCACCAGTCCTCGACCATGTCCTTGTAGGTCGAGTTGTCGATCAGCCGATAGAGCGAGGCCGCCGCAAAAACACGAGCGCCGCCGGATCGATTGCCCGGATTAACAAGATAGGACGATTGCGTGGCTTTGTAGGTTTCCCAGCTCGTGGCCGAGAACTCCCCCGCGCCATCGGCCAGCGTGATTTCTTCCGCCCACAAGGTGTCGAGATCGGCATAGACGGATTCGGCATAATCGAACGCCGCGACCGCGCTGGTCTGATACGTTGCGGACAGCGTCAAGAAGCCTTCATCGGCCAGAACGCGCGCCAGATGCGCCGCAGCCGCAGCATACTGATAGGCCGTCAACGGGTCTTTATGCGAATAGGCGAAGGTGACTTGCCGTTCCTTCCAGGACGGCTCATGCGCCGCCGGAGTGTTGGCGGACTCGATGCCGCCGATGACGGAGCCATCCTCGATTTGCGAACGCCGCCAGAAGTCGATGATGAACATCGCAATTTGAACGGCATCGGGAAGCGCGTCCGTCCCGGCATAGGTGCCGTCCGTAACCAGCGTGGACATTTTCGGGACATTGAAATCGCTGCCGTTCGCAGCCGAACCGACGATCTCGTGAACACTGAGGAAGAACCGCGCAAGGTTAAGGTGCTGCGTGCGGCGGTCATGATCCCCCGCGTCATGCGTACCACCCCAATAGGGAACCTCGGTCGCTGTAATCCAGGGAGACGCCGCGCCGTTGTTGAACGTGACGAACCCGCCGCCCTCTGTGCTCCACGACAGTGGTAATTTGCTTTGCAGCAAGGTCAGCGTCCCGCCCTCGCTGACGGGCCGATGGCACATCGGGCGTTCGTAGCCGAACCGATCGTCCAGCGCGACGCCGCAATAATGCGCCACGACCCCGCGCATCCCATAATCCGCAAGCCTCGCCCACACCGCCGTGTCGATGCGGAACAGAGGCGTCACGCCAAATCCGGGCAGCCAGATGCGGTAGTCGCCCGGCGGCAGGGTGATTGCCCCGATATCGACATTGTAGACATCGGTTCCGACCGTATTGCGATAGAATGTGTCATGAACAAAGCCGCCACTCGTATATGTGCCAAAACTCGTCGTGTTAACACCGAACGAGAATGTCGTCTCGTCGATGACGGTAATGGCGTCTGAAGTAACCTGACGCCGGAAGCTGTTGGCGCTGTCCATGCCGAGAATATTCGTCAGGTATTTCTTCTCGTCCGTCGAAAACCCATGCGGGCCGTCTGTCGTAACAACTCCAGGGTTGGCCTTTGTAATTGCGGTGATTGCTATTTTGTTGTTGAGGCTTGCGACCCTGTTCTGGTCGTCATTGAAGAGATCGCTATAAGTTTCTAGCGTATCCCCCGCTATTCTGAATTCCGCCGTGATCTCGTGCTGAACGGCGCCGTTCTTGTCGATGAGATAGAACGCCCCCGTCCACGCATTGTAGATCGTCGGATCGAACATCCCTTCCCGGCCATCGCCATTGTCGTAACCGGGAAGCCATTGGTGATACGTCGCGTGCTTCCGCTCGTCGTCAAGGCCGTAGCCGTTTTGATTGATATGGATGCCGGGGCAGATCGTGGTCTTTTCGTTAAGCGTGAACTCGTGATCCGCGGGGACGGCGTATTTCCCGCTGCCGATCAGGTCGGGCCATGGAATCGTATAGGTGCCGTCCGCGAGAACGCCGCTCAGATGCAGATAGACGTAGTGCTCGACACGGTAAATCTGCGTTTCTTCCGAGCCGTTCCGGGTAAAGCCCTGATCCTCGAACAGCATCCGGTAATAGACATTGGTGACCGTCAGCCCGCCAATGGTGCCGTAACCGGCCACATTCAGGATTGCTTCCCGGTCGAGATAATCCGGCGTCGCGGAATCCATCGTGCGGAACGTCAGCTTGTCGGGGGCGACCAGGAACCCGTTCACGCCATCGATCACGGTCCATGTGTTGTAGGCCGCCGTGGACATATCGGCGAGCGTGCCGGTCGTCGCCCCCTGCGCCCACTCCTGAGACGACGGATAGGCTGTCGCGAGATTTACCAGCCCGCCATGCGTGATCTCGCCATCGAGAATGATTGCCAAAAGAATGTCTGGGGCAACGCGCTGGATCTCGGAGACGGTGACGGTCATCAGTCGCTCGGGCTATTCGGCGCGGCCGAAAGAGTCCCGGTCAGCGTCCCGCCCGAAACCGAGCCGGCATTAGTATGCCAAGATGCTGCTGCCTTGTTGTGGCAGAATTTAACTTGCGCCCCGGTCGGCCCGGAACCATCCGTCAATAGATCGACAGGCTTCCCGGCCGCATCGATGAATTTGCGCCGGTTCGCCTCGACTGTGATGTCCATTCTGGCGGTCGGGTCAAACCAAAGTTCGGCCACATAGGCAACCAATTTATTCGTGGCGCTGTTATCGCAGCCCACAAAAAGCGATGCCATCGTGTAGTCAATATTTCCGCTTGCCAAGGTGTTAGTCGTCAAATTGGCTGAGTAATCCGCATCATTCACGTACACCGATATTCCGGCGGCCGTGTTCCACGATAGCTGTAAATTAAACCATGTATCGACGGGGCAACTCGACACGGTCGCGGATATCTTCGTCACGTTCGAAGCGTCTCGCGCGAAAATCCCAACGACACCAGAAGTGTTGTTTACATAAATAACGAAGCGATTGTTGGTCGTGGTCGAGATATCAAATATGCCGTATATGCCGGATGATGGCCATGTCGGCAAGCGCAGCCAGATCGAAAAAGTGCCTACCGCCGCGTCAGCAAGAGAGGCGCTCACATCCCCGTAAGCGATATGCTGGCTACCGGTAAAATTAACGGCGTTCGCTACATACCCCGCCGCCGCCACCTCCAGCGTGAACGTCGCCAGGTCGTCGGTGCTGCCCTCGTCGTCCGTCACCCTTACCGACAGGCTGGCGAAGCTGCCGCTTTCCGTGGGCGTGCCCGAGACGACGCCGGTCCCGGAGTCGATGCTGATGCCCGCAGGCCAAGTGCCTTGCAGCGAGAAAACGTAAGGCGTAACGCCGCCTGTAGCGGACGCGGTGAACCCGGCGTAGGCCGTGTCTTCCGTGGCGGTCAGCACAGGCGTGCCGGAGATGGCGAGAGCGGCGTTGACAGTGAAGGCGTAGCTTTGCAGCTCGGTGAAGGTGCCGTCGTCGCGCCAGACGTAGCCCCTGACCGTGTGCGCGCCCAAGGCGAGCGCGCTGAGCGTCACCGGGCAGCTTGCCAGCGTGGCGGTCGTCAGGTCGGCAGTGCCGAGCACCGTGCCATCGGCGGCGATCACCGCGGCATGGTCGCCGGCCAGCACCGTGGCGCCCGACAGGTCGAGCACAACGTCCGGCGTGGTGTCCGAGGTCTGGTTGCCGACGCCGACCGACAGCGCGACCGGGCCCAGGCTCTGGTTCATCGTGTAGGGCACGGCGTTCGAGTGGGGGCTCTCGCCGCCGGCGTTGACGTGGGTCATGGTGATCATCCACGCGCCCGCCGGGATCGCATCGAAGGTGCCAGCCGGGACCGCGCCGCCCGACAGCATTTCCGAGGTAAGCACGAAACTGTCGTGCAGCGTCGCCCCGGCCGTGTCGCCCGCGTCGAGATAGACGCGGACGGTCTCGCCCGCCTGGGCGGCGTCGTCGAAATCCGCCGCCATCTGCGGGAACGGGTCGTTGCTGAGATGATCGCCCGAGGTGCTGCCAAGGTCCGAGGCCGGCAGCAGCGTGAGGATCGGCGCGAGCGGGGCCGACGGCGGCTCGGCCGCCGGCGACGCCACGAAGCCGAGCCGCGTGCGATCGCGCGGGAAAATCATCAGCCGGGATATCCCGTCAGGTCGACGCGGAAGGTCTCCTCGCTCGCCGGGGTGAAGACGCTGCGCGTCTCCAGCAGGCCGTAGATCGTCGCGGCCTCGAAGGGGATGTCGCAGTTGGCCCAGCCGACGGCGTCGTCGGAGCCGGCGGCCGTCACATCGACGTCGACGAAGCCGATGCAGTTCGCCAGCGGCTTGACGAAGGCGGCGTTATCCCCGGCGCCGGGCACCAGCGATGCCTTGAACAGCCAGACCCGGATGGTCGGCGTGGCGACCGCCTGGTTGCTCTTGCGCACCTTGACGCGACGGATCGTGCCGGCGCCCCAGTAGGCCGCCCACTGCAGCAGGGTCACCGAGCCGGCCGTGGCATTGTCGGCGATGGCATCGCCGATGTCGTAGGGCGTCGTGTTGCCGAGCCGGTTGAAGCTGTTGACGACCGGAGTGAGCTCGCGCGTCAGCGGGCCGACCACGGGACTGGATCCGTCAGCGGACATGGGCGTTTCCTTTTAAAGCAGGCCGACGACGAGCGATGCGGCCGGGAAGCGGATGACGTCGCCGTCGCCGGCCGTCTTCGGCGTGGTCAGCGGGCCATGGAACAGCGGATTGCCGCCGCCCACGGTCGAGCCGCTGTGCGTGATGGCGTCGTGGATCTTCATGGCGACCGCCTCCGACCATGCGCCGCCGTCGGCCGCCTCGAAGGCCCATTCCTGGTCGTTGTCGGTGAAGCCGCCCGCCGCGACCGCGAAGGTGCGGCCCGTGGCGTGCTCGATCTCCAGCCGGGCATAGGCGAAGGTGGCGGCCAGCTCGGTGCCGCCGGTGCTGTCGTTGGTCGGCGTAGAGTAGAGCGCCAGGCCCAGCGTCGTCGGCGGGGTGTAGTCCGCGTCCTTCAGCACATGGTCGAGCAGCTCGGACGCGAGGAAATCGGCGAGATTGTTGGCCATTTAACGGACCCTCCGAAGCGGCTTGTGAGCGTTGGGGCGGCGGCCGTGCATCATGCCGTCCTCGACCGGACACCAGGTGCCGCACTTGACGCACTCGATGCGCCGGATGACGCAGGCGCCCTTGTGCTGGCCGAGCAGCGGGGAGACGATGACCTTGAAGCCGACGAAATTGCAGTTCGGGCAGCTTGCCGGCAGGCGTTCCAGGTGCGGCAGGAACAGCGACGTCGCCAGCTTGAGCGTGGGCGGCGCCTTCTCGACGGCGGCGGCGGGGTCGGGCGCCTGGACGGCAGCCACCAGCGTCCCGGCCGGGCGCAGCCTGGCGCCGGTGTCATGGATGGTCATGGCGCCTGCCGCAGCCGCAGGGCGAGCACGACGCCACCCTCGGAATCGGGCCGCACGTCGGTAACGGCAAACTCCGTGCCGCGGATGTCGACCCGGTCGCCCGGGGCGACGGCGCCCACGGCGTCGCGGCGGCAGGCCACGCTGATCTGGTAGTCCGAGATCGCCACGTTGCCGTCGCCGATCAGCTCGTAGTAGCGCGCGTCGAACACGCCCTCGACCTCGACCGCCGCGTCGCCCGCGCGCGTCAGCGTGAAGCTCTCGCCGAAGACCGAATTGATGGCGTCGGTCAGGCCGTCGAAGAGCGCTAGACCCGTAGGCTGCGGCATTCGAACACTGTCTCCTTGGCGTCCGCGTGGGACTCCTGCACGATCGGGAAGACCACGCCGAGCTGCCGCCGCCACCAGTGGGCGCTGCGGCGCACGACGATGTCGGCGCCCGCCGTGCGGACGCGCACCCGGATCTCGGCCTTGCGGGCCAGGTCGGTGATCGCGTGCGCGACCTCCATGGGGTTGGCGCGCAACTCGAGCCCGGTCACTTCCTCGAGCTTCGGGTCCGGGGCGGGCCGCTCGACAATGACCGGCGCCTCTTCCGCCTCAGCCGCCGGCGCGGGAGCGGCGGCTTCCGCCGGCGCTTCCGGCTCATGGTCCGGGGCGGCCTCGGGCTCGTCTACCCGGTGATCCTGCTCGAAAACGGCTCTGCGTGGCGTCCTGGCCAAGACTTCCTCCAACGTGGTTTTCGGGAAACAGTTCAGCGCGGAGCCCGGATAGCAGTTGAGCACGGTCACCCCGTGCTGCTGCAGCGGCGCCGCCATGCGCGCGATCGCCGGCATGAAGCGCTGCTCGTAGGCTTTGTCCTTGACGGCGCGGCGCGGCCGGCCGTCCCAGTTCTCGCCCTTCATGTCGAAGCCGAGCAGGACGATCGGGTCGCAGCCGAACAGGAAGGCGAGGTTGAGGCTGTTGCCGCCGGAGCAGACGCCGCCCAGCTTCGTCGGGTCGGTCGACAGCCCCATCTTCTGATCGCTGATCAGCACCTTGACGTCGTGGCCCTGGGCCCGGCTCACCGGGCCGCGCGTGACCTTGAACGGCCCCTTGTGCAGATGCAGCCGCGGGCCGTTCGCCGGGTGCTTGCTGTCGCCGTCGCACCAGAACTTGTCCGCCCAGTAGAGCACGTCCGCCCAGGGCGCCATCGTCAGCCCGGCTTCCTTGATGGCGATGACCCGCCCGCGGCCGCGCAGGACCGCCGCGTCGAAGCCCCGGAGCGAGGATCCGCCGCCGATGATGAAACAGGGCTGCCCGGCCCAGAGGCGCGGCACGGACCAGGTCATTCAAGGATGCGCCACATCGTGCCGTCGATCATCTCGCGCTCGTCGAACTGGCAGTAGGCCAGCGCGGCCAGCCACGGCGCGCGGTCGGGATAGACGGGCGTCTCGATCAGCGACAGATCGGTCAGCCCCACATGCCGCGCAGCGGAAACGGGATCGACGAACACCGGCACGCCCATCACCGCGGCCTCGACGGCGGCGATCGAGCCGTGCGTCACCAGCGCGTGCGCGCCGCGCAGCGCCTGGTCCAGCGGGACCGGGTCGTATTTGCGCCGCACGACGACCGCGCGATCCGTCAAGTCCTTGAGGATCTCCAGCGTCGCGTCGAGCCAACCCTCGATGCCGTGAAACCGCGCGTAGGTATCGGTCGGCGCGGCGACGACGATATGGCTGCCCGCCGCCCGCCAGGGGCGGACCGGCAGCATCAGCTTTTGCAGCCGGTCGGGCGGCCGGGGCCGCAGCGTCTCCATCTGCCAGGCCGACCGGTGCCAACGCCAGTAGCCGTGCCCGGGGTCCTGGCCGAGCCCCGCCGCCGCCATCCGCCCGCGCCGGAGATAGCCGCGGTCGATGTAGAGGAAGGGGCGCCCCGCCGCCGCCCACGCCGCGAAGAGCGGGCGCATCTCGGGGAAGCATTCCGACGCCGGGATCAGGTCCGTCTGCGCCATCGCTTCGACCCGGCGGACGATGCGCCCCATGCGCGCGCCCACCTGGTCGAACAGGCGGCGCTTCTGCCCCTTCCGCGCCTGCGGGACGTAAAGCGCGACCGACTGCGGATCGATCATCCGCCTACGCGCCGCTGCCAGACCGTGCGGTGCCCCTTGTGGCCCGAGGTCGGGCCGATGTCCGGCAGCGCCGTGAAGTGGCCGCCCAGCGTGTGCCGGCCGAGGGTTCCGGCGCGGATGTCGAGGATCAGGCGGCCGCCCGGACGGAGGATGCGGCGCGCCAGCGGCAGATAGGTCTCCACCGGGTAGTGCCAGCCCCACGACAGCAGGCTGACGATGTTGTCGACCGGCGGGATGTCGGCCGCGCCGATCGGCCAGGGCTTGTAGCGCGCCACGCCGTTGAGGCGCATCATCTCCGCCGTCAGGTGCATGTCGTTGAAGGCGTCCATGTCCGGCCCGAAGCCGGTGCGCCGGTCGGCCCAGCCGGTGCCGTCCATCAGGTGCAGCATGCCGCCGCAGTGATGCGCGATCAGCGCGGACATGCCGCCGAGGCCGCAGCCGATGTCGAGCGCGTCGCCCGGCACGAGCCGGTCGCGCAGCAGGGCGAACTCGCCCTCGATCGCCGCGACGTAGCCGTCGGCGCTGGCGACCTCGCTACGCTGCTGGCGCAGGTAGCGGTCGATGCCGTCAGGCAGGACGAGCAAGCAATCCCTCCGCCGATTCCAGAACCTGCGCCGCCGTGATCTTCGCCATGGCGTCCCGGCAGTGATCGCACGGCTGCAGCGAGCCGCAGGCCGCGCCGCCGGTGAAGATGTTGACGTGGCCGTCGTAGCCGGTCGTCTTCGGATGGATGAAGCCGCCGAACAGCACGACCGCCGGGATGTTGACCGCCGCCGCCGCGTGGTGCAGCCCGCCCTCGGGGCCGATGTAGAGCGCCGCACTGGCCAGCAGGGCGGCGGCATGGCGGAAGGTCGGCGTCGCCATCGGCCGTGCGCCGCGCACCGGCAGCGTCGTCTCGACCGGCCGCTGGAACTGCCGCACGTCGCGGCCGGCCTCCTGCAGCGCCGCGGCGACCTCGGACCAGCCGTGCCATTTCTTGTTCATCGACTGGCCCTTCGGCGGAAGGTAGCCGTCGACGATGACGAAGCCCGTCCCGAAGGCCGAAGCCCACGACCGCTCGGCCTCGTCGAAGAAGAATTCCCCCCGGGGCGGCCGGAAGCTCGCGTCGAACACGAAGCGCCGGCCGGCCTTGTGATCCGCCTTGGTGCCCTTCACGTAGCCGCGGCTGCCGCTGTAGTAGCGCCGCCACTCCAGGTCCTTCGCCCCTTCCGATCCCGGCGGGGCGACGTTCGGGTTGTTGCGGTAGATCTCCGCGCAATGCGGGCCCCAGATAATGCGCCGGCCGTCGCCGAAGGCCGTGCGCCTGCCGCGCGCTGCGGCGCCCCGCGCCATGCCGGAGCCCATGATCTCGTCGCCGATCCCCACGCTCAGGCGGCAGCCCAGCGGTGCAGCACCGCCCGCCACTCGTCGGCGAACTCGGCCTGCTCGAAGCCGGCGAACCAGGGGCCCCCTAATGTGAAATGGGCAATCTTGGCGGCCGGGTCGGGCGGGTATTCGCCGATCAGGTGATTCCAGGCCTTCGGCAGCTCGCCGAGCTGCTCGTCCTTGAGCCAGCAGAAGCGGTGCAGGTCGCGGCCGGGCAGGGAGTTGACCAGGTCGACCGTCAGCTCGGCGTTGGCCGGATGCCCGCAGTTGAACAGCATCAGGCTCGACCAGTTCTTGCAGGCGTAGAGCTGCTGCGCCTGGCCGTCCATCTTCTCGCCCTCGGCCGGGGCGTAGTCGTGCTGGACGCACATCACGGCCTTGCTGTCGTCGCGGAGCGCGAACAGCTCGGCCATGGGCGCGCGCACCAGCATGTCGCAGTCCATGAACAACGCCCAGCCTCGGTAGCCGCAGAGATAAGGCACCAGGAAGCGGCTGATGGCGAATTGCGTGGCGCAGTAGGCGCCGGAAATGTCGTCCCACATCCGGCCCAGCTTGGTCCGCGTCGGCCGGCGGTAGAGCCCGCGCGCGCGCAGGTCGTCCAGCACCAGCCCGTGCACCGGCACGCCGGGGTCGAGATGGCGCCAGAGCGACGCGCGCGTGACGGCGAACGCCGCCGCCTCGCGCGGGTCGAAGCCGATCATCACTTGCACGGAAGATGCCTCCAGGTGCGACCGGAACGAATATTCGTGATCGCGCACCGCGTGACGCCGAAGTCGGCAGCCACGAGAGGCGCAGGCCGCGTATCTTTCCGAATCTTCAGTACTTGCGCCGCAGTGAGCTTACCCATGCGGGCGCTCTCACCGCATGGACCGGCATGTGCCCGTCGACCCTTCTCGGTCATGTCGGACATGTTGTCGTACTGCGTTCCGAGGAAGAGATGATCCGGATTGACGCAGGAACGGACATCGCACTTATGCAAGACCTGTAGTCCTTCGGGAATCGGCCCGAAATGGATTGTCCAAGACCAGCGATGCGCATATCCCTCGCCGTAAAGCCGCCGAGAACACACGCCATATCCGTGATGATAGAGGGCGCGTGTCCACAGCCAGCAACCGCTATTAGGTTCCGGGATATATCGATGATCGAATGGAATTCGTCGCGCCGATTGATCATACCAAACCATCGGCAACCTGCCTCTCGGCCTAGTTGCTGGTCGTCGCCCGCAGCAGCATCTCGGGACGGGTGCAGATGTGGAGCGGGTAGGAATACTGCTCCGTCCGCACCCACTGGTTCCGGTGCAGATCGCGGACGATCTGGCCATAGACCGGCCGGCCCGGCGTGTTGACGAAGTCGAAGGACTCGGCCGGGCTGTAGGCGACCTTGAAGACGCCCGGCGCGTTGACCGGGAAGAACTTCGCCTTGCCGGTCGCGACCGCGATGGTCGTGCCGTCGTCCGTCCCGCGGTAATTGTGCCACATGATGCCGCCGAACGGGAACGACCGGAAGGCGAGGTTCTGCCGCAGCTCCTGCGCGGCCGCCCAGTTGAGATAGGTGTCGCGCACCAGCGCGTGGTTGATCAGCTTGTCGTAGAACGAGTCCTCGGCCAGCGCATGGACTTCCGTCGCCGGCGTCCAGGCGCCCTTCGACGCCACCTGCATCGCGCGGGTGATCGCGTGGCACTTGCCGCGGATGTCGGTCGTCGCCGTGCCGAGCACGAAGTCGACCTCAGCCGCCTGGGCGATGCTCCACTCGGTGAACCAGTTGCGGATGGTCGAACCGTCGGCGTCGAGCACGATGCCCTGGATGGCGCCAAAGCGCATGTTCTCGTGCGTCAGCTCGATGTCCGTGCGGATGCGCATGTTGCGCCGGGCCACCTCGGCCTGCACGCCCATCATCTCCGATTCCGTGCCGAAGGCGCGGATGCCCTGGATCTCGTGGGCGTAGAGCGTGTCGCCCTTGGCGATGCGCACGGTGTTGAAATTGCGGACGTCGCGCTTCTCGACGGTCCACTCGTCCAGCGGCGCGCCGCGCTGCGACGTTTGGATCAGCGACAGCACGCTCTCGCGCTTCTCGATCGAGATATGCGTCGTCGAGACGGGCACCGGCTCGAAAATGCCGAGAGAGCCCAGGAACTGCGGCACGTAGGGCGTCTTTTCCACCGCCCCGGTCATCGACACCATGTTGAAGGCGTCGTCGTTGAAGATGTCCATGTGGGCCATAGGGGCCTCCTGCGAACAGGGTTACGGGAAGCCGCGGCGGGTCCGCCGGGCGGGGATTGCCGCTATCAGCGGACGATGATCTTGAGCTCGGCCAGTGCCGCGTTGATGAGCGTCTTGCCCGTCTCCGCCGTGTTGTCGCCGGACGGATAGGTCAGCTCGCTGCCGTTCACCTCGGCGTCGCGGGCGATGTAGACGCAGCCGGCGACGTCCGCGCCGGCGTGCGGGCCGGCGGTCGAGGCGTCGACGTTGTCCCACATGATGCCCTCGGGGGCCGTGATCAGCGCGGTGGCGGCGGTGTTCGTCAGAATGTCCTTCGCCACCAGCTTGCCGGCCGAGAGCTGGACGACCTGGCCGGCGACGAGATTCTGCCCGGCTGCGACGATGCCGGTCTTGCGCGAGCGCGTGCCGTTGGCCTCGGAGACGAGGAACTCGGCCGCGTGCTTGCCTTCGGTGAGTACGGTCATGGGATCAGGCCCTCCTTACGGCCGGATTGGGGTCTCGGAAACGGGGAAAGGGCGGCGTCCGCCGAAGTTTCGGCGAAGGCGGGAGCGAAGGCGGACTAGTGTTTCGGCGTCTGCGGCAATTTGAAATCGCTGGCGAGTTTTTCCATTACCTTGTCCCAGCCGTAGTTTCCGGCCGGGGTGAGCCCGTTGCCTCCACCGCCGTTTGCGGTGTGCCGGGCGGCGATCTCGGGCGACTGCATGCTGACCAGCTTGTCGAACAGCACCGTCTTGGCGTGCGCCTTCGACGCGCCGGCGGCGATCAGGTTGTCGGCTTCCTTCGGGTCGATCGCCGGGTTGATCTTGCGGGCGAGCCCGACCATCTGGCGGATATCGCCGGCCGCGTCGATGCGGTCACGCGCCTGCGCCAAGGTCAGGCCTTCCTTGACCAGCGCCGCGGCCAGTTTGGGCACGCCGGCATCGGCGCAGAGCTCGATGATGGCGGGCGCGTCGACCTGCGCCTGGGCGCTCTGGATAACGAGCGCTGCGGCCGCCGCCTTATCCATATTCTCGTCGTCGTCCTTCGGGCAGTCCTTGCCCTCGGCCGCCTTCCTGTCGGCTTCCGCCTTGTCGGCCTCGGCCTTTTTCTTTTTCTCGGACTCCTCGTCCTCGGCCGCCTTCCTGTCGGCGTCCGCCTTGGCCTTCGCGGCGGCTTCCGCCTCGAGACGCTTCTTCTCGGTGGCTTCGGCTTCCGCCTTCTGGGCCGCGGCGCGGCTCATGACTCCGCTCATCGCTTTCTCCTCGGTTAGATCGCCCGCATCAGGGGCTGGGAGGCGCGCGTCTCCGCCGCCAGTTGCTCGATCACCTCGTCGGGCGGCAGGACACCCTCGGCGAAGCCGACGTCGACCGCGGCCTGGCCCATGAAGATGTCCGCCTCGGTCGCCCGCACGGCCTTCTCGCTCATGCCGCGCCACAGCGCGATCCGGCCGGCGAAGATGTCGTAGACCGCGTCGATCTCCGCCTGGAAGCGCTCCGCCACCGCCGGCGGCAGGTCCTGGAACGGGTTGCCGTCGGCCTTGCGCGCGCCGGCCTGGATGATGGTCGGCTTGACGCCTTCCATGGCCAGCGCGTCCTCGAAACTGAAATGCACCATGACGACGCCGACCGAGCCGACGCCCGCCGTCTCCGACGCGAGCCAGACCTGCTCGCAGGCCGCGGCGATGATGTAGCCGGCGCTGAACGCCATCTCGTCCGAGATCGCCACGACGGGCTTGACGTCGCGCGCGGCAAAGATGCGGTCGCCGAGCTGGAAGGCGCCGTGCACCTCGCCGCCGGCGGAGTGCAGGTCGAACAGGATGCCGCCGACGTCGCGGTCCTCGACCGCGGCCTGGAGCTGCGCGCCGATGCCGTCGTAGCCCATGACGCCCGACGATTCCCCGACGTAGCGCTGCCGGTGCATCAGGCTGCCGGTGACCTCGATCACCGCCAGCCCGGTCGACGGGTCGTAGAGGAACGGCTTCTCGCCGTAGCGCGAGAAGCCCTCGCGCATGCGGCGCTCCTGCACCGGTCCCGCCATGGGCGAGGGATCCGGCAGGTCGATGTCGAGCTTCAGCCCGGCATGGCGCAGCACCACGCCGGCGACCGTCGCCGCCTTGCCGGGATGGGCCAGCAGCGGCGTGTTGAGCAGCCGCTCGAGGATCAGCGGGTAGCTACGCATCCTCGGTCTCCCGCTCGCGCTGCCGATCGTCGCCTTCCGCGTCGTCATCCTCCGGCCGCTCGCCGGCGCCCTCGTTGCGGCCGGTGGCGCCCGAGCCGGAGCCCGCGCCCGATCCGGCCTTGCCGTAGGTCGCGTCGCTGTCGAAGGTCAGGCTGAGCTGCTTCGCCCGCTTGTTCTCGTCGGCGATTTCCTGCTCGACCGCCTCGGCGTCGTAGCCGGATTCCGAAACGACCATGGAGCGCGACTTGAAGCCGGCGCGCACCGCCATCTGGGCCGCCTGCACCTCCTGCACGGGATGGATGTAGGACCAGCCCTGCGGCACCCAGGCGACGCGGTAGAGGCCGCGTTCGTCGACGCTGCGCGGCGGGACGATCAGGCCGGACAGCACGGCGAGGTCGATCCAGCGCCGGTGCACCGGGCGGCAGTGCTGCCAGACCGCGATGTTGTGCTGCAGCATCTCGATATTGCGGCGGAATTCGTTGACCGCGGCGCGGAAGGTGCGGTCGTTGATCTTGTTCCAGTCGCCCGAAATGTGCTCGTAGAGGATGCCCGCGGCGGTCGCCAGGCGGCGCTGCTGCTGGGTGACGAAGGGCTCGTAGTTGCCGCCGACGTCGGCCGGGGCGGCGAACTCGATGTCCTCGCCCTCGTCGAGATACTGCATCGTGCCAGGCTCGAGCGAGGCCTCGGCGACGCCCGGCTCGTCGGCCCCGTCCTCGTCCTGCGCCTGCGCCTCGTTCGGATTGAACGCGCCTTCCGCGTTCGGCCGGGTGACGATCGCCGTGTAGAGCGCGGCGACCTTCTTGCGGACGAGCTCGGCGTCGTCGTACTGGTCGAAGTCGCGCAGCGTGATCAGCGCCCGGGTCAGCCAGGGCTCGCCCCGGATCTGGCCGGCGCGGCGCACCTGGCGGATGTGCAGCACCTCGGACGCCGGCACCGGCACCAGCGTGAGGTCGAGGCCCGGCAGGATGCCCCAGTCCTGCGGATGCTGGCGGTACATCCAGTAGGCGGTGCGCTGGCCGAAGGCGTTGAACTCGATGCCGTTGCGGATCTCGCGGCCGGCCTCGGCGCGGATCTCGCTCTCCGGGCAGAACTCCGGTTCCAGCAGTTGCAGCTGCAGCGGCACGGTCAGCATGTCGCCCGGGCGGCGTACGCGGAAGCGGGTGAACATCTCCCCCGCCTCGACCATGCCGCGCACCGCCAGGGTCTGGATGCCGTAGAAGTCCATGGCGCCGTCGGCGTCGGCCTCGTCGGTCCACTCCAGCCAGAGCTGCGCCAGGTCCTTGTTCAGCCCGGCGTCCGGCGTGCGGAACTGCGGCTTGATGCCGGTGCCGATCACGTTGGTGGTCAGCGTGCGCACCGCCGATTCGGCATAGGGGTTCTGGCGCACCGCGTCGCGCGAGCGGCTGCGCAGCGTCGACAGGGCATAGGTCAGCGACGCGTTCGGGCCGGACGGCGCGGACAGCCAGCCCGAGCCGCGCCGGCGCGTGCTGGCGGCGTCGTAGGACTGCCCCGCCACGCCGCCGCCGAGCGGCTGGTTGAAGGCGTCCGCGTAGATGCGGGTCCCCTTGATGCGGCAGCGGGTCTTGGCAACGGGCAGCGCGGGGACGGAATCGAGCGGCATCTAGAAGCCCTTGTTGCTGCGCAGGCGCACCTGGCGCGTTCGGACGACGCCCTGCACCTGGCCCTTCATCTCGGCCAGCAGGCTGCGCATCTCGTCCAGGCTGCGATAGGTCACCGAGCGGTCGCCGTAGCGCACCTGCAGCGCGCCGGTGGCGATGGCCTTCTCCAGCGCGGTGATCTGGGCGGCGGTGTAGGACATGGCTTACGCGGCTTCCTCGTCGGGTTCGCGCGCGTCGATCTCCGCAGTGCACGTCAAGCAGTACTGGTCGCTGGGCTCGTCTTCGCCTTCGGGCCAGGCGCAGCTCATGTGCTTCGTGCAGAAATAGCCCTCGCAGCCCTCTTCGCGGCCGTGATTGTCGTAGATGCCGTGCATGCCGCCGCAGGCGTAAGACAGCCCGCGGTCGATCTGTTCGTTGCAGCCGGGATGATCGCAGGTTGCCTCGATGGCGTAGCCGATCTCGCGGCCCTTGCTATCCGTTCCGCAATGTCCCCAACCCATCTCGAATCTCCTCAGCCTAGGAAGCGGGACCGCACCACGCGGCGGCGGCGGACGGGGCGCTTGACGGCGCCCGGCGCCGGCGGCGCTGGTGGGGGCGGCAAGGGCAGCTCGGGGCTTTCGGCATGGCGCTGCGGCATCTGGACCGGCGGCTTTTCCTTCGGCCGCCAGAAGGCCTGCAGCCGCGGCCAGTCGACGTTGAGCGCTACGAGAGCCGCCAGCGCGTAGACGAAGCAATCCAGCGCCTCGTTCCGGGCGCTCGGGTCCTTGTGATAAACGCGGACCGGGAAGCCCTTGACGTATTTCGTGATGACCCGCTCGGCGGTAAGCTGCTTGAAGTATTGCGGATCGACCGACTTCGGGAAGTGCACGTAGCCTGGACCCGGCGCCGCCACGCGCAGCCGCGCGAACATCATGTCCTTCAGCGTGTCGACGCCGATGCTGAACAGGTTGACGCGCGCCTTGTTGTTCTTCGACGCGCGCTTCGGCCAGGCCGGCTTGCCCTGCCCGCCGAGGCCGCGGATCGGGTAGACCCGGCCAGGGCCCTCGCGCATCGCCGCCACGCTGAAGCGGGACGCGATCAGCGAATGGTGCCCGCCGGTGTCGACGCAGGTCGCCGCGGTGCCGAGCGCGCGGCCGTCGGCGGTGCGGACCGGCCGGCAGCGCCACTTCTCGACCTCGCGCCACAGGTCGGGCGAAGACGGGTCGCCGTAGAAGATCACGTGCTCGAGGACCCAGCACTCCTCGCCGATGCCCCAGCCGAGCCGCGTCGCCTCGAGCCGGTCATCCTGGGTGTCGACGCTCGCCGTGGCCAGCAGGACCGCCGCCGGCGCGGCCGGGCCCCAGTCCTCGGCCCGCGACTGCAGCGTGTTCGGGTCAACGCGCTCGGAGTCCTCGTCCCAGGTCTCGCCGAGCGACGTGTTGATCCACGTCTTCAGCGTCTCCGGGTGATCCTTCGCCAAGATGAACCGCTCGGCGAGGTCGCCGAGCCGGGTCCAGGCCGAATAGATCTCGTTGAGGTGGAAGCCGGCGATGCCGCTGAACGGCGCGGTGCCGCGCCACCGGCCGCTGCGGATCGCCTGCCAGCGCACGGCGTCGGGCCAGACCGAGCCGCATTCCTCGCAGACATAGGCCGCCTCGGACGGACGGCCTTCGGGCCATTGGACCTGCGGCCACTTCAGCGTCTGCTCGGCGGCGCAGTCCGGGCAGGTGACGTAGAAGCGCCGCTGATCCGAGCTCAAGAACTCTTTCTCTATCCGCGAGAAGCCCTTTACCGTCGGCGTGCTGGTCACGACCGTCTTGCGGTTCCAGAAGGTCGCGGTCCGGCGCTGCGCCAGGTTCAGCGGGTCGCCCTCGGTCCCGGCCGACGGCGGATAGCGGTCCACCTCGTCGGCCAGCACGATGCGGATCGGCCGGGAGGCCAGCGAGGCCGGGCTGTTCGAGCCGGCGACGGTGACATGGCCGCCCGGGAAGATCTTGTGCAGCAGCGTGTTGCCGCTGTCGCGCGAGCGCGGGTCCTTGACCTTGCCTTCCAGCGCCGGCGTGTCGCGCAGCATCGGCGCCAGGCGGTCCTTCGAGAAGGCTTCCCCCATTTCCAGCGTCGGCTGGAGCATCAGGATCGGCGCCGGATCGTGCGCGATATGGAAGCCGATGATGTTGAGCAGCGTCTCGGTCTTGCCGACCTGGGCGCAGGACATCACCACGACCGTCTTGACGCGCGGGTCGGTCACCGCGTCCATGACGCCGCGCATCGGCTCGTTACGGGTCGTGTTCCAGCGGCCCGGGGCGGCGCTCGCCTCGGGGCTCAGCCGCCGGTGCAGGTCCGCCCACTGGCTCACCGTCAGCCGCGGCGTCCGCTTCCAGTTCGTCGCCGCCCGGCTCAGCGTCTTCTTCGTCGTCTGCGTCGCCGGCCAGCTCGATTCGGGCCTCGTCGATGGCTGCATCGATCAGCGCCTTGATTTCCGCCTCATCGGTCATCGCGACCAGCAGCGGCGCCAGCGAGGACGCGATCGCCCCGAGGCGGATGTTGGCCTTCGCGATGTACTGCGCCCAGACCTTGCCGACCTCCTCGGCCGGCAGCAGCTCGGCCTGGCGCTGCGCGAGGTCGAGCTCCTGGATCATCGCCCGCGCCTTCATCTCGCGGGTGCGCGCCTCGTCGTAGGTCCCGGGTGGTTCGGACTGGAAGAAGTCCTGCTTGCAGGCGTGGATGACGTCCTGGATGCGGTAGAGCTTCGCGCCGCGGGGGCCCGGCCTCCACCCCGTGTCGGCTTCGTGCAGACGCTTCATCAGCGTCGCGCGGTTCAAGCCAAGCGCCACAACGAGCTGACTGATGGAAAGCTCGAGGATCGGGCGCGGCGACGATCGACGCGCCATTCACGGACCTCATCATCAAAATGCTAAAATTTTCTGTCGCTAGAAACCCACCGCACTCGCGAATTACCCGCTCGGGGTGGGGGGGCAGGGTCCCTGACGCTCGCGTGCGCGCCACGGGCGGACATGCTATGGTTGCATCGAGGCAACGGGAGAGAAACGCATGGTCGCGGGCGTCCTGCTCTGCATCGTCGGCGCGCTGCTCGTCCTCGTCGGCTACGGCTCGGGCACCACGGTCGTGCACCTGGCCGTCGCGGCGATCGGTTTCGTCGTCATGGGCCTGGGCGCGGTGTGCTGGCAGCTCGGGCGCATCCGTGCCGCGCTGACGGTCAAGCCCGCGGCGCGCGACTAGCGTGCGTTGGCGAGGGCGCGCTCGAATGCCGTGCGGAAGTTGGGGGCGAAGCGATCGCGCGCCACGCGCAGCACCCTGTCCTTGAAGCCGAAGCGCGGCTTGTACTGCGTCGACTGTTCGAGGGCGACGAGCAGCACGGGCTTGGCCAGGCGGCGCTTGCCCTGCGCCCTGCGGTAGATGCCCGGCGGAAGTTTGGAGTGGTCGTTTGGGCCGACTGTGAACGTGCCGCGCTTCCCGAGCTCGCGCTTGATCCCGCCCCGGCCGATGCCGCCATAGACGGTGCGGCGGATGTTGACCGGCACGACCAGGGGCGCGCCGGGCCTTGGCTGCTGCGCCCCGCCGACTTCCTGCACGGCTAGGTATTTGGCCTGGATGTCCTTGGCGAAGACCCAGGCGACGAGGCTTTCCTTGCGCGCAGGCGTGATGGCGATGGCCTTCTGCGTGAACGGCGTCGGCGCGTCGAAAATCTGCGCCAGCGCCCCGCTCACGGCGGCCTGCGCGTCCTTGGCGGTCTGCGTCAGCGCGACCGCCGTGGCGAAGCGCGCCTGCTTTTCCACCATAGCGCGCTTGGCCTGCCAGCCCGAGATATCGACGCTCATCTTGCCACGCCCGGTTAAGTTGCGTTAACCTTTCATCATGTCGCGTACGACCATGACCCTGCTGCTCTGCGCCGCGATCGCCGCGGCGGCGCTTTGGGTAAAGTACGACAGCCTCGATCCGTGCGACTGGGTCATGCCGGCGCTGGCCGCCAAGGCCGGCGTGCCCGAGATCGTGTTGGCGATGCTGCTGCCGGCCGGGACATCGCCGCAAGACGTCCGCCACGCCCTCGCCGTCATGCCGCGCAACGAGTGTGTGCGGCTGTGGCTCCACATCCAGCTCGACGGCGGAAACCCGCCGAACGGACACAGGCTGTAGTCGGGGTCGGGCGTTACGCCCGTTTCTGGCGGGTTTTCAGCCCCGATCGGGGCGGGCCTCGGCGGGAAGGTCTTTCGCGCATCGGCGCTACTCGGGCCCGTCGCGACGCGGCTGCCGGGTCAGGATCGTACCGCCTCGACAGCGTCCGGATCGCATTTCACGGAGATCCTGCGATCGAACACCGTCAGCCATACACGAAGCTCGTCCCCGTCGTCAATATGGACCTCGCCCGTCCGCCCGTCGAACGCCGACCCGACGAAGGCGACGGCCTGGCCGGGATCGAGGATCGGCCGGCGCGTGCGGTCCGACGTCGCGATGATCCAGACGCCGTTGTTTTTCTTCTCGTCCTCGGGGTCGCGCCGGGTGCGGGCGCGCAGGTCGTCCATCACCCGCCCGCGGATCAGCAGCGGCCGGCCCTCGATGTTAACCACGTCCTTGACGCCCCAGCAGCCCTTGATGCCGCCGAGCGGCTCGCCCTCGCGCAGGGCGACGAACAGGTAGCGCGGGAAGTGCGGGATGCGGACGATGCGCGGGCGCCAGTTGTCGCGCCGGTGCGGCAGGTATTGCCGCCGCCGCACGCGCTCCATGGGCAGGAAGGTGGCGTAGCCGGCCTCCGCCAGGTAGTGGTCGGCGAGCTCCTCCTGCCCGACGCCGGTGTAGACCGCGTGCCAGTGCGGGTAGGGCGCGTCGGTCAAGCGCGTCCCTCCTCAGCGTCCAAAAGCCCCCATTCGAGGAGGAGCCGAGCTTGCTCGCCCCAACTCGTCCCCCCTTCAATTGCCCGTTGCCGTATCTGCTGGAACATTTCGTCGGGAAGATGGACGACGACAGCGATCGTATCCGGCCCTTTGCGCACGCCTTTGGCGACAGGTCGTTTCTGCGTGTGCGCCACTATCGCCCGCCCTTCTTCGGCTGCGGCGCGATTTCGCGCTCCAGCAGCAGGACGGTCGAGATCTGCGCCGGTACGACGCGCCAGCCCGCCTTGCCGAGGATGTTGAGTTGCTTCAGGAAGGTCTTGCGGGCGCGCTCGGTGTCTTCCTTGTAGAGGTCGAGCAGCATGTATTCGTAGGTCATGGGAGTCGGTTGCCTTCGATGTCGAACATCGGCCAGGGCTCGTCGGCGGGCTCGCACCAAGTACGGTAGACGGCGCGGTAGCCGGGCAGATTGCCGATCTTGCCCGCGAAACCGACCATGTGTCCGTCGCCGAGTGCGGCAAAGTGCGCCACGCTCGCTTCGCACGCCTCCAGGCTCGGCTTCTCGTAGCGCAGCACCATCGCCTTGGCCGGCACGTCCGGGTAGTGCGGCCCCCAGGACATCATGGCGACGAACAGGATGGCCTTGCCGCTCATGCGTCCCCCAGGGCCGCGCTGATGCGGCGCTTGGCCTCCTGCACCTCGGCGAAGATGTCCTCGACCGGCCGGGCCTGGGCGACCATGGTCATGATCACGGCGAAGTCGGCGAGCGCGCCGCGCAGCGCCGCGTCCTTGTCTCGCGGCGGCTGCAGGGCGCGGCGGGCCTGGCGGATGCGCAGCTCGCTCATATCCATCATCCGCGCCGCCTCGGAAAGAGACGGCCCGGCGCAGGAGCGCGCCGGGCCTGGGGAGGGGGTTCGTTCCTGGGGAGGAATGGCGGCGTCATAGCCCATCCGCGCGTCAACTGCAATGGCGTTTATTTTAGGTATCATGCCTAGTTTCTCCGCGAAAGGCCGGCTACGCGCCGCGGTCAGTCCTCCACGCGGCGGAAGCCTTCCGCCACATGCTCCCGCTGACGCCGCACGCGGTACGTCCCCGGCTGAAACAGGATCGGCTCGTGTGTGTCGAAGGAGCGATGGTGCTCCAGCGCCGTCGGCTCGCTGACGACGAGGAAGCACTCGTAGATTTCCTCGGGCAGCCGGTACATCGTAACGGCCTTGCGATCCATCACGTGGTGGTGGCCGGTCTCGCTGTGGGCGACGATCACGTGGTTGCCTTCCGGCTCCACCGCGACGGCGCCCGCCGGCAGGGAGTCGACGCGCTCGACATGCATGTCGCCTTGCGCGCAGGTGTTCTGAAACGTCTTCATTGATCCTCCTGTCAGGTGCGGATTTCGGGTTTCGGGAAAGCGCGCTTGTCGAAGCCGTAGGTCCAGGCGTTCGCCTCAAGCGCGGTCTTCATCGTCGGCGGCACAGGAAGGGCGAATTTTCGGCCCGTGCCGCAGAGAACCCGGAGAAAGCGCTCGCGGCCCACATCCGGGATATCGACCTCGACCAGCTCGCCGATCATCGGATCGCTGTCGGTGTCGATCGTTCTGGCATTCAGCTCGGTCAGGATGCGCGCCCAGCCCACAAGCTCGCAGGCGACGCGGCGCTGTTCGATGTTGCTCCAGGTGAGCGCCGTCTTCGGCGTGAGCGATTCCTTGCGCTCAATCCATTCGGCCGGCACGCGGACACCGTTCACGGCATAGATCGCCCAGCCGTCCGGATAGGCGACTGCGGGACCGGCGACGGAATGCAACCGCCCGGCCGCGTTCCGCTGCAGCACGTGATGCCGCTCCGAAACCCAGCAGATATGCTCGTGCGGCAGCGCCCATCCTCCCGAGCGCGCGAGAAGCCACAGCCCCCGCAGCCGCTCGGTCTCGGCTCCAAGGCCGCAGGTCTCATGAAAAAAATCGAAAAAGCCCAACCAGGATGCGTCGTGCTGTCCGTAGACGCTGGCCCAGACGCTGGCCCAGACGCTGTCCCAGACGCTGGCCCCGACGCTGTCCCGGACGCTGGCCCGGACGCTGTCCCAGACGCTGGCCCGGACGCTGTCCCGGACGCTGGCCCCGACGCTGGCCCCGACGCTGGCCCCGACGCTGGCCCGGACGCTGTCCCGGACGCTGTCCCAGACGCTGGCCCCGACGCTGTCCCCGACGCTGTCCCGGACGCTGGCCCGGACGCTGTCCCAGACGCTGGCCCGGACGCTGTCCCGGACGC